CTACAGACAGCATTGAAAGCTTCGTAGCATTTAGCGACTTGACTAATGATTCTGTTACCGCTTGGGTTGAGGCAGCATTGGGCGCCGATAAAGTTGCGGAGCTAAAGGCATCTGTAGACGCGATGATTACAGAAAAAGCCACCCCTACTTCAGTAACGAAGTATATATCGTAAGATTTTTTTTACTTTTACATAATTAAATTTAATTCAGATGGCAAAATCTAAGAAAATTACCAAGGATGAGTTGGCTTCTATTCAAGAAGCTGTAGGAAACATCAACAACCTTTACATAAATGTAGGTCGTGCAATTGTAGGAGCTATAATTGATTCTGGGAACCTTGAAGCACTAAATACTGCTTTGAAAGAGCAACAAGAATCATTAGAAAAGAAGTATGGCGCAGTAACTGTAAACTTACAGACTGGAGAATATGAAGAAGTTGTTGAGGAAGCTGTAGAGGCTTAAAAAATTAACAAGCTTACACTCAAGGGGTTACAGAAATGTAGCCCCTTTTTTTATACCTTTGTAGGATGAAAGCGAAGAAGAAAGACTCAAGGCTGGCAAGAGCGGGGGTATCGGGATACAATAAGCCTAAGCGCACTCCTAATCACCCCAAAAAATCGCACATTGTCGTTGCTAAGGTTGGTAATATAATTAAGACCATTCGTTTTGGCGAGCAAGGTGCTAAGACAGCTGGCAAGCCAAAAGCTGGAGAGTCTGAACGCATGAAAAAGAAAAGAGCGTCATTCAAAGCGCGTCATCGTAGAAACATCGCCAAGGGCAGATTGTCTGCTGCTTATTGGGCAAATAAAGTAAAGTGGTAAAATGGCAAAAGAGATATCTGAAGATACAGTAGTAGGTTTATCGTTAAAAACTATCGGAGCAATCATTGCTGGCGTAGGCGTAGTAACACTTGGTTACTTTGACCTTCAAGCGGGCATTGAAGAAGCTAAAGAACTTCCTGCACCAGTAATCAGCAGAACAGAATACGACCTCAAAGATGAGTTGGTACGTGAGACTATCATGAACACTCAAGGGGATGTGAAGGAAATTAAAACACAATTAGACAAAATCGAAGAACGTCTGTTTGAAATGAAGTAATATGAAAAATCTAATCCTTGCCGTAGCATTCGTATTTGCTCCGCTTTCATCTGAGTCTCTTTCTAGTCAAATTAATATCAAGGGAGTAGCTGTTGTACATTACAACGCTACTTGGAACGAAAAGAATAACTACACGGAAGTAGCAAAGGTCAAAGACGCAAAAGTAATGACCGCTTGGATTGATAAAGATGATACTATCAAAGAGTCGGAGGGAATCCGCTCTCTACCCACAGTGATTCTATATATGAACGGAAAGGAAGTTAAACGATGGGAAGCTGGACTTTCTTTTTCGTTGGACATACCTTACCAAGAAATACAGCAAGAAGTAGATAATTTAACTGGCGCTGACCAATTCTAAACTATGCGATTAATTAATCTCATCACATTTTTTCTCATTAGCACAACAGCTGTATCACAAAACGCTGTACAAAAGTTTTTTAAGTACTCTACGGTATATACGAGTGCATTTGCTAACTCACCAATGCAGCCCACTACAGAATACTATGTAACTCAAGGTGGAGAATTAAGAGATATTACAATAGAAAACCCATTCGATTACACTGCTACAATTGGTATTCGCAAGGTTGCAAGATTTAAGTATGAGAATAGACAAAACAGATTTTATGATGGGCAGACAGAGGCTACTACCTCTTTGTCTGCTACTGTAGGAGCGGTTAAAGGATGGGAGTATCTTGCTCAGTATGACATGGGCAGACAGCAAGGAAGAGATTATATTAATCAGCGTTACTTCTTACGATATCTCGGTGAGCGCTGGATGGTTAAAGGAGAATACTACCAGCAAGGTCTTGTAGGACTGAACTACACACAAGTAGATTCTCGACTAAGAATGCACGTTGGAGAGTTAGACTTAAGTATTGGAGCAGCAGCAAGACAGCATCAACCATATGGATACAATCCAATCGCCGACTATTTACAAGATAATCCTTGGTGGGAACTTGCTTTTGAATATGGATATGAAGACTACTATTACGGTATTGATTACGATAATGATGATGTCTTAGATAATTTTGATTGGTTCTGGGAAGATATTAATGGAGTAAGAGTAGCGGATACAGACGAGGATTTTAGAAAGTACATTTACGGAGACATTGTAAACGATTACAACAAAGCGAGACTTAGTGAGGTGGGCGCGTTAGGCTCTTTATCTGCTATTGCTGGTGTTGACTACTATCACTACGAGGAAGACTTTTGGTTTCATACTTGGGCAAGTATACTGCCTTGGCATATGCACATTCTTGGAGACCCAATGTATTCCTACGAACAGTTTGCTGACCAGCTAGAAAATACAAATCATTTTATTGCTGGGCAATGGATTGACTATAATGCTGGAGCAGTAGTAGGTTGGAAAATAGGTGCTAACTGGGGTCTGTTTGCAGAAGGAGAGTACATGAAGTATTGGGACAGAGAAATATTTAATGTACGTCTTGGACTTAACTATCAGTTTAGATAATGGCAAAGAAAATAACTACTCTTTATTTTTCTAAAAGCAAGAAAAGACGCAAGCATAGCAAGAAAGAAAGTACCAATAAGTCTAGCCAAAACTACAAGAAGAGGTACAAAGGTCAAGGAAGATAATTTGTATCTTCGTAATCCTTTTTGTCTAACTATTAAAACACTATGCCATGAGCGACAGCTTTGCAGATTTCGTCAACGAATTAGAAACAGCAGAACAACCAACTTGTAATATGGAAAACCCCGAAGACTGCGAAGCTTGCGGAAGTTAAAATAAAAAAATAATGAAGGCTAAAAAGAAAAAATCAACGGTAAACAAAGCTGGCAACTATACAAAGCCAGCTCTTCGTAAGCGTATATTTAGAAGAATTTTAGCTGGAAACAAGGGCGGACGTTCTGGTCAGTGGTCTGCTAGAAAAGCTCAAATGCTTGCAAAAGCATATAAAGCCGCTGGGGGAGGTTACAGAAACTAATGGCACTAAAAAAATCACAACAGTCTCTAAAAAATTGGACTAAACAAAACTGGAGAACAGCTAGTGGTAAAAAGAGTCTAAAAACAGGAGAGCCGTATTTTCCCGCAGCGGCGGTAGCAGCTTTAAAAAGAGCTGGACTTTATGCTAAAGCAATGAGACAGAAAAAGGCAGCCACTAGGAAAGGAAAGCAATCTGCTAAATATTCTGCTGACATTCAAAGAATCGTAAGAAGATACAGAAAGTAATCTATTGATTATTAGAGGGGTACATTAAAATGTATCCCTTTTTTGTTTAATTTTGTATCGTAATTCAATTTATTTAACAATGAGCGATTTAAACAAAGACCTTGAAAACTTGGTGGGCGATATGGGTATGTCTATATCTGATTCACCACAAACAAACGAACAGCCTGTAGAACAGCCTGTTGAGACTCCAGAAGAACCTGTGCAAGAGCAGGAAACCGTGCAGGAAGAAGTACAAGAAGTTGTACAAGAAGAAGCACAACAGTCTCCAGAGCCAGTGCAGGAAACAGAGCAGCCAGAGGCGGCTGTAGAAGAACAGCCTCAAAGTTCTTTACAAGAAGAAGAAATTGATATCTCCGAGGAGGAAATGGAAGCGGCGATGCTTGGATACTTAAGTGAAAGACTGGGTAGACAGGTTTCAAGTTTAGATGAAATTCAAGGAGTTCAAGATACGTCTGTAGAAATTGATGAGCGTGTAGCTGCAATCAACGATTTCGTTAGAGAGACAGGTCGAAACCCGCAAGATTGGTTTACTTATCAGTCAATGAATACATCTGAAATGGATGATATGACTGCCGTAAAGTTCCAATTGAGCAACCAATACGGAGACTTGTCTGAAAGCGATTTAAACCTACTCGTTAATAATAAGTACAAACTGGACGCGGATTTGTATGATGAGAATGAGGTTCGTTTATCGCAGATTCAGCTTAAGATGGATGCAGACAAGGCTAGACAAGAGATTGATACTTATCGTAATCAGTTCGCTGCACCTGTGCAAAAGCAACAGGAAAACGAAAGTGAGGTCGAGGGAATTGTCAATGACGAATGGTTGAGTAATATGTCGGCTGAGGTTGATGCACTGGATGGCATTGAGTTTCAAGTCACGAAAGACAAATCTTTTACCTTTGGTTTAGAAGACAGTTACAAGGGTCAGCTCAAGTCTAAAAATGAGAATATTGAAGACTTTTTCTCTACATATGTAGCGAATGACGGTCAATGGAACTTTGAAAAGTGGAATATGCACCAAGCTGTTCTAGATAACATCGAAACGATTGTTAAGACAGCTTACCAGCAAGGACTTGGAGAGGGACAAAGAGGCTTAGTTGATAAAGCTGCTAACGTGCAGTATCAACCTAATAAAGTTTCTGATGTTGGTGAGTCAAGCGCCCCAAGTGTAGAAGAACAGGTTCGTCAAGCTCTCGGATTAAATGATAACGGACTTACGTTCAAGATTTAAAAAAATAAAACAAAATGGCTACACAAGGCAATGTAACGTATGGTCTCGCTGGAAGCAACCCTTCTGGGAACCAGTTTGACCTACAAAAATTAGATGCAGCGAAATATATTTCGTTGTATGATTTGGTTAATAAACCAGACAACCGTGATGCTCTTATTAAGACTTACGGAAATCAAGGTATCACTGGATTTCTCCAGCTGGTAGGCGCAACAAAAGCTGTTGGTACAAATGACGAAGTACAATACTGGGAAGAAGAGCGTTTGCACAAGAAGCAAAAAGTAACTCTATCTGGTGCTGTATCTGCTGCTAAAACTCAAGATATCGCATTCGGTTCTGGTAACGCTGCTATCGTACGTTTGAATGACATTCTTTTGATGGCTGATGGTTCAACTCGTGCAATCGTTTATCAAATTGATAGCACTGGATTCAAAGTTGCTAACTTGGCTGATGCTAACTTGGCTGCATTGACTGCTGCTTCTCACGAGTTTGCAATCATTGGTAACTTGTATGCTCAAGGAACAGACCAACCGTCTTCTTTCATTGAGTCTGGTATCACTAAGCGTGTAAACAAGTTCATGATTATGAAGGAAGTATACAGCGTAACTGGTTCTCAAGCAACCAACATTGGTTGGATTAACTTGGGTAACGGTGACTACCGTTGGTACTTGAAATCAGAAAGCGATACTCGTCAGCGTTTCATGGACAAGCGTGAAATGATGATGTTGTTAGGTCAAACCATTGCAAACGCAACTGCTGTTTCTAGTGGTGAGATGGACTACACTGAAATTGATGGCTCTGAAGGTTACTTCGCTGCAATCGAAGACCGCGGTATGGTTCAGTCTGGTCTTATTAACACTATCGCTGAGGTTGATGACGTTGTTAAGGTATTCGATAAAGAAGGTGCTGCATCTGAGTACGCTCTTTACGTAAACCGTGCACAAGACTTGGCTATCGATGATATGTTGGCTGCTGGTCAGTTGGCTTCTGGAACTGCTAATACTACTGTAGGTGCTGCTGCTTTCGGTTCATTCCAAAACAGCCCAGAAACAGCTTTGACTCTAGGTTTCCGCAGCTTCGCTCGTGGTGGGTACACATTCCACAAGCACGACTGGAAGTTGTTGAACGACCCAACATTGTTGGCTGATTCAGACTTCTTCGGTGCTGCTGTGCCAATGGCACAAGTAGCTGATGCTAAGACTGGTGAGAAAGCACCTGCTTTGGAGATGAACTACAAAGCTGCTAACGGCTACTCTCGCGAAATGGAACACTGGATGATTGGCTCTGTACTTGGTGCGTCTAACGCTACTAAGGACAACGTAGAATTCCACTACCGTTCTGAAGCTAACTTAATTACTCGTGCGGCTAACCGTCACTTGTTGATTAAGGGATAATACCACTGAGGAGAGGGGCGTTGCCCCTCCCTCTTTTTTTAATTTTATTTAATACAACATAAAATGGCAACAACTGCTAAGTCAGCTCCTAAAGCTGCACCAAAAGCTGCACCTAAGGCAGCACCGAAAAAAGCCGCTCCACTAGCGCAAAAAGTAAAAAGAGACCTCGTAGAAGAGGCTCGTCAAAACAAGCTGTACAGACTCCCAACTGGAGGAGGAATCTGGTATAAGCTAAAGCAAGCAAACATTACTGTATTTGATGAAGAAAGCGGTCTGGTTAGACAGCTTCGCTATTCTCCTAATGAAAATTCTGTGTTTGCAGATGAACAAGGTGATAATATTATTAGAGAACAAATCATCTTTAGAAACAAAGAACTCTACGTTCCTTTTAACAAACCCAACCTAATGAAGTATCTGGACTTACATCCAGACAACTACGCAAACGGCGGCAATCGCTTTGAGTTGGTAAATAACGAAGCAACAGCCGAGGTAGAAGTCGAGCAAGAATTTGCAATGGTAGATGCTGTTGCGATGGTTCGTGATAAATCAATCGAGGAGTTACTTCCAGTTGCATTGTATCTAGGTATCGATGTGAATCAAAAGAACATGGAAATCAAGCGTGAGCTTCTGCAAGAGGCTAAGGCTAATCCAAGTAGATTCATCAAAATGTTTGATAATCCACAGGTACAGACTAGAAGTACGATTATGAATGCTGTAGACTTTCAAATTCTCCGTGCAGATGGAGACGGCTTGAAATGGTATGATAGCGGAAAGCTAATTGTATCTACGCCAGTAGGACAGGATACCTTAGATGTTGCTACTCGTTTCTGTTTAACAGAACGAGGGGCTTCAGTATTTGAGGAGATTGAAAGACAACTGTCTAAAATCTAAAGGAACTGATAAGTTACTGTATATGAAGGGGTTGCATTTAGCAGCCCCTTCTTTTTTGTATCTTTGCGTATAGAACAGAATTATTATGGCATCTGTAAACGAAGTTTATTCAGCACTAAAGAATCTGGCAAATAAAGATGAGCGTGGTTTTATCACACCAAAGGTATTTAACACGTTTACCACCATTGCTCAGAACAAGATATTCAATGACTTATTCAATGAGATGAGCAAGGCTAAAACATTGCGTATGCGTAATGTTGATGCTAAAACGCATTTGTCATTTAGTAAGCGATTAGAAGAAGACTTAGCGTACTTTTCTAAAGAATCTACAGTTAGCCAAGCATCTGGTGTTTTCGCAAAGCCAGATGACTTGTCAAGAATTATCTCTATGAAAACAACTGGAACATATGTGTTTGGTAGTTCTACCTCAACACCTATTGATGTTATTTATGATGATTCTAAAATAGAATATATACTTCAATCTGACTTATCAGCACCATCAGAAACACATCCTGTTGCGATGGTTTCAGAAGACATTGAAGTGTTCCCCACAAGTATTAAAAAAATCAAAGTAAGATATTACAAGTACCCAGAGGGTAGAGATGTAAGTACAGGCGCTAGAAGTGCGTTGTCTCCAAGATACAACGCTACTAACTTGGGAGGGGTTACCGAAACCTTTGACCCAACAACTTCTGTTGACTTTGAATTGCCAGACCACTACGTTCCTCAACTAGTGTTAGAAATCGGCAAGATGATTGGTATTAACCTGCGCGACCAAGATGTGTTTGCATACACAAGTGGCGAAGAGCAGAAACAAAAGCAGTAATAGATGGCTAGAGATACAGTTTCAGTAGACCAGATAGTCAACGACTTTATGCTCACCCTAGACGGTGATGACTATGTAAACAACACTAACGGAATGCTTATACGCAACTATGCGCTACGAGGAATCCGTGAGATGAGTTTTGACATTCAGAGAAAGATAAAGTCTCTTAAACTGTCTGTAAACACGGCTAACGATACCGTAGAGTTGCCAGATGACTACGTTGATTATACCAAGATTGGAATTATAGGGGGAGACGGCTTGATTTATGTGTTCGCGGAGAACAAGAACCAAGCAGCACCTATGAAATATAAAACAGATTCTGCTGGAAATAACATTGACTCTAATAGCGATGGTGTATTTGACCGTGTAGACGCTAAGGGAGATAGCGGAAGTCGTGCATCTCTTTCTGATTACGAAAGCTATACGTTTCGCAACTTTTTATATGAGGGAAATGTTGGTCGTGCATATGGTATAGGCGGCGGTAAATACTCTGGAGAGTTCCGCATCAATAACGAACAGAACCGTATCGAATTATTTAGTACAGCTGGGTATAGTGAAATCATCATAGAGTATATTGCTGACGAGGCAAGAAGTACAAATCCAAGTATTCATCTTTATGCCGAGAATGCTCTACGTTCTTACATTTACTACAGACTTATTGAGCGCAAAGCTAATGTGCCGATGGGTGAAAAAATGAGAGCTAGACAAGAATACTATAATGAAAGAAGATTAGCTAATGCTCGTCTGAAATCATTTACTAAAGAGGAAGCTCTTAAAACTATTAGAAAGAACTTTAAGCAAAGCCCTAAAGGTTAATCTATGGCTATTGACAAACTCATACCTCAGTACTTAACTTCAGATACTGACCAGAAGCTTATAAAGACTGTTGAAATGACAGACAACCTCAACATTCGTGTATCAAACGATGATGAGGGTACGGCTGGGGTTGTGAAGAATATTAAGGGTAATACGGTAGTAGCCTCTAGGTCTTCTGCCGATAACTACCCAAGCGGAGATAACAGAGTTATAGGCTCTGTTGCAAACGAAAAAAATAAAGAGATTCTGTTTCTTCTGTGGAATAGTAATGACGACCACGGAATCTACAGGCTCGACATGACCACAGGCAAATATCAGAAGCTGTACCAAGACAGCGTTTTAAACTTCCAGAAGTTTAGTCATGCGGCTTGTAGTGTGGTAATAAACGAAGATGAAGAAACGCTTTTTTACTGGACAGACAACGTAAACGCTCCAAAAAAAGTAAACGTAAACAGATTAATAAGTGGTGGGTATCCATCTTCCTTGACATCTGGCACAGATGAAGAAAAGCTGTTGTGTTTGACCGTTGCTAAACAAAGACCTTTATCTCCACCTTCTTACAGCTTGGTAAACAATTCCTCTCTTGGTAGAAATGACATTAGAGAAAAACACTTTCAGTTTGCGTATAGATATAAATACTTAGACGGCGAAGTTTCGGCGTTATCGGAATGGTCTTCTTTTGGTTTTGCATCTACTCAGACTAAATCTGATTTTCTTACTATAGATAAATTAGACTTTTTTAATCAGATAAATGTCTTTGTAAAAAACAGCGTTGCTGATGTAGAAAAAATTACAGTATTTGCTCGTGAGTTGAACTCAGAAACTTTCTTTGAAATCGAAGAGCTTGATAACAACGGAACTACAGGAAGCTCTACGATAAACTTTACAAACAGAAAATTAGGTTCTCCTCTGTCGCTAGATGAAGTAAACAAGTCTTACGACAACGTGCCTCAAGTAGCCAAAGCACAAACCGTCACAGGCAACAGATTGATGTATGGTAATTATACCGAGGGGTATGAGAATCATCTCCCAGAGACTGATTCGAATCCTATATATAAAACAAAGGAAAATACATATACTATAAAGGCATATGTAGAAGATGGAGGGAACCCTTATTATGACCAAATAGAAGCTGATTCAAGTACTAATTATCAAATAAAATTAGATTATTCAAATCTTCCATCAACCGTCCCAGCAAACTCGTTTATTCATATAGAGTTTGTATGGGTTGCTGAGGAGGTGACGGTAAACGCTGAGCAAAACGCTAATCATAATAGGTTATTTTTTGACTTTAAGACAGACAAAGACCTACTTTCTAATAAACTATTAGATAACATGGTTTTTAGTACTGGCACTAGAGATACTGGAAGCGGTGGTGAGCCGTCTTGGAAACTTCCTATTAAGAACACGATATTTAAAGAAGTATATAGAAACAATGCTTCTAAAACAAAGTCTCAGTTAATTGCTGATATCAACAACAGGCTATCAAGTAAAGTATTTCACGGAGTCATTGATGGCGACAGAGCGATAGAAAAAAGCGGTAACGTATATGCAGAAACAAGTATTCTACTTTTTGCCACAGCAGAAGCAAAAGTATGGTTAGAGGGCACTGCTTCTTTTAGCTTACAGCAAGGAAACTTAGTAGGAGATGTAAAAACATTTAATCTAAAGTTTAATGGGGCAACCGTATCTGTAAAGGCTGCTGAAATAATTGACTTTGATTACCTTCCAACTTCACTCACCAGCTACCCAGTAGCTGTGGAGGTTACATCATCGCCTAGAGCGAAAATTGGTGGACAATCTGGTTTTAATCTTATGACTGGAGCCCCGCTTACTGAAATGGTAGAATATAAGCTATCTGGCATTTCTGGAAGTTCATCTTACGTAGCTGAAAGCTTAGACGGATATCGCTCATTTAAGAGTAACGCCAACCATTCTTTTGGAATCGTATACACAGACGACAGAGGAAGAACTGGTGGTGTAAATGAAATTGAGCCTGTATTTGTAGAGCCAACTTCTGACCGAACAAAAAAGGGCGGGGTAGAGATAGATTTTAGAATAAAGACTGACGCTCCAAGTTGGGCTAAAAAATGGCAAATAGTATATGCTGGTAATACTGATATAGGAAATTTTGTTCAGTATACAATAGGAAACAGCTTACTTCCAAAAGATAAAGATGAGTTTGTTTCTAGAAACATATATGTATCATTAAACACATTAGAAGGCACGAACAATTCATACAGAGAAGGAGCAGGAGCTAACCTAGAATATAAGTATGCTGAGGGGGATAGAGTTAGAGTGTTGAGATATACCGATGATTCTGGAAACTATGTTTATCCTGCGGATAAAGACTTTAAGGTTCTATCATACGAAAAGCTCTCAGAAGAAACTGATAAGTTTTTAGCTCCTGCTGGTTTTAATTATCAAGCTAAAAACGGGTATGTATTAAAAATTGAAGCCAATAATGAAGTCGGCTTTGATTTTCGTTCAGTACAAGGCGGCGATAGTTTATGGGATAAAGAAGTTGTTGTAGAGATTTACACCCCTAAAAAAGAAATAGAAGATAAAGTATACAGTGGGGTTGGAAAGTGTTACGATGTTGTGAATAGCAAGCATCATGGTGACAGAACCATAGAATCTAGTGCTTCTGCAACTATTACCATTGATGGCAGCGGAGGGGCTACATCTAGTGACAGGTTGTATATAGGTGACCAAATTAGTGTTTCGGGAGTAGTTATTACAATTACATCTATTCAAGTAAACACAGACGGTACATTCTCGTATGAATATAGTGGAACTGTGTCTTCTCAATCAGCAGCAACTTACAATATAATTAATCATGCAGATGCAAATATTACCGTAACAACAGGCGATGTATTCTTTAGAGCAAGAAGATTAGTTACAAGAGACAATACTATAAAAAACAATGTTCTTCTCTCGCTAAACTGGGATGAAAGTAGCTTTAGTAGTGTGGTTGATTTTATAGAAGATTACGCTATTAGCGACTTTTATATGTCAAGAAACTTTACCAAGAATAAACCATACGCATTCATACCTAACTCTAAAACGATTAGAAGAAGGTCTTCTATTACATATTCTGATGCATATGTTATCGATTCAGACAGATTAAATCTAAGCTCGTTTAATCTTAGTCTAGCTAACTGGCAAGACATCGATTTAATATATGGTTCTATTAGCTCTTTGGTATCTAGAGGAGATGCGTTAACCGTATTACAGGAAAGTAAAGCCTCTCAGTTACCAGTTGGTAAAAATATTATTGAGTTCTCAAGCGGAAATGCAAATGTAACAGCCTCTAAAAATGTATTGGGGAATCCTTCATATTATGCTGGAGACTATGGTACATCTAATCCAGAATCTGTTGTAGAACGATTTGGTGTAGTATACTTTGCGGATTCTGAGGCAGGCAAAGTTATAAGACTATCTGCTGACGGTATTACACCTATTAGCGAAAAGGGCATGGACAGCTTCTTTGAGGACAAGTTTAAAAACTTAATCTCAGCTACAGATAAACCTCGTGTTGTCGGTGGGTTTGACCCAGACAACAACGAGTATCTAATTACAGTAGAAGCTATTAAAAAGGCTGTTGTTACAATTGGTTCAACAGAGTACAATATACCTGTAGATGCTTCTGGCAGTTTTACAGTACAAGGATATGTATATACTCCAAACACGGTGCTTTGGAATGTTTGGGGCAACCTTTGGAATACTTTCTGTGGCAACTGGGAAGATATCGGGAATGGCATTGTAATTCTAGACAATATATACGGAACACAAAGCGTACTAATTGATGACGAGTTATCTGGAAGCACTGGTACGATAAATGTATTAGTAACAGACTCTACATACAGTTTTAGTATCATAGCTACATTGAATCTGGGCACAGGTGTTATTACACTACCTTCTACGACTTGTGAGGGGACTAGTATTACTACTGGCTCGTCTTCATCTGCTGAAGCTGGGTTTACGATTTCTTACAAGCACAGAGAAGGCGTATGGGGAAGCAAGTATAGCTTCAAGCCAACGATGTATGTTAACATCAACAATGAGCTTTACAGCTTCTTTGATACATCTTCTGGAGTCATGTGGAAACACAATGTAAATGCTACTAGAAACAACTTCTACGGCACTCAATATAATTCTGAAATAGAGGTAGTTTCTAACAGAAACCCATCTATGGTTAAAGTATTTGAAGCACTAGCTGTAGAAGGTGGAGGTACTTGGTCAGCTGCATTAAACACAGCTACTCAGCAAACTACTATAGGTACTACTGATTTTGACGAGAGAGAAGGTCATAGATATGCTATGATACCAAGAGACACTTCAGTATCTACTTCTCATAAAATATATGTTGGAAAAGTTGCTACGGGAGGCGTTAGTGCAGATAAGGTAACATTTACCACTCCTATCAATAGAATACCTTTTGTAGTTGGAGATGAGCTAAAAACAGCTTCTGGAGCAAACCTAGTAGCAACAAGTGAGATTATAAACGGTATTACGGACAGAAAAACAATACAATGTACCAATACTATTACTGGTATAGGTAATGGGGACAACGTGTTTGTGGAACATACAGCTAGAGTTGATGGAGACCCTATGAGAGACGTTTTCTTAAAAGTAAAGCTAACTTGTACAGACACATCTGCTTTTGAGGTACACGCTGTATCTTTAAGCTACGACAGGTCTAGGCTACATAACGACAGAGTCAATTAAAAATATTAAATTTGCATTATGGCAGTGGACATTAATCAATTAGCGCAAATAGGTTCAATGGCGGCAACAGGCGGTACTGCCCAAGCCGCTCTTGGTACTGCACAAACTATATATGGTTTAACCCAGTTACCACGGGCACGAGCAGAGTTTGAGCGCGCCCGCGCCGCTGCACCATCACTTGAAACACCGTCTCAGTTTTACGAAAACTATAAGAACGCATACGATGCTACTCTAGCAGGTATGGAAAGAGATGCTATTCAAGCAAATTTAGCTACTTCCGTACAAGCCCTACAAGGCGCAGGAGGAAGAGCGCTAGTAGGAGGTCTTTCTCAAGCAACAGCTCAAAGTCAATTGGCTCAAAACAGGATGTTAGCACAAGAACGTCAAATGAGATTTCAAGCTGGACAAGCACTTGCGGGAGCGGAAGAAAGAAGTATTGCGCGAAAAGAAACTAGAAGCCAACGTGACCAAGCGTATGCAAATCAAGCATATCAAGCGGCACTAGGCAATATTGGCGGTGGCTTATCTGCTGTAGGTACAGGTCTTATGTACTCTGGCGGTCTCAAAGGAGATGGAAAACTTGGTGAAAAAGCAAGTAATCTTGTCGGCAAGGCTGAGGAAAAAATTGGAGAAAAAATCTCTGATATGAGGGATGCTAGAAAAGTTAGAAAATTTGGTGACTTTGTTCAAGAATCTAGGGGGATGATTGACGCTGCAAATAAACCAAGCTATATGCAGACCCCAGAACTTAATATGCCTAGTCTGACCCAAACCTTTATGCAAAACAGACCTTTAGGATTTGGAGAAAAGCCTTTGTCTACAATAGAGCCGAAACAAGTAAAAACAGTAGACTTAACATCTGGAATACCCGCCGCATCATTGCAGCCCGTAAATATGCCAACCCCTGTTCCAACTAGGTATGAACCTATGGGCAGTCCTATTCCGATGGAATTTAGAAACGAGCAAGCAATCAGACAGCTTGATGTTTTAGCACAGGGTTACAATCAAGCAATACCCGCTTTAAACATTTTTAATCAGACTAACCCATTCAAACACGGCGGTATGATGACTAATGGCGATTTTAGTCATGATAGAAATCCGATTGATATTGTACAGGGTGGTGCAAAGGTTGGCGAAATGACAGGTGGAGAATATATTATAAATCCCACTCAAGCAAAAAAGATAGCATCTCAAAGCACATATGCCAGAAAGCTGTTTAAGAGATTTGAAAGAAACGCTAAAAAGAACAAGTAATGTCAGTATTAGGCACAACAGTATTTAAAGTACCCAATCTAGGCGAGACTGGCTTTAGAATAGACCAAGTTCAAGCTCAAAAACAACAGCAACGTCAAGCTGCGATTCAGAAACAATTAAATGCTACTGGAGCAGAAAAAGCTTATGCTGAAACAGCTATGGGTCTTACTGGCAGATGGAAACAGATGGCTGATGGATATTACGATATTTGGAAAGACGCTTCTATTAGGTTTGAAATGACTGGCTCAGCGGCTGATAAAGCCGCTATGGAAGCAGCAGGTCGTAAGCTTTCTTACGCATCTACCGCTGGCGGCACTATCTTGGGCGAAGGCGGAAAGACTTATCAGAAAAATAAGGCTGAAGGATTTAGAAATGTAAGCAGCAGCGCAAAAGACTCTGGAGACCTTTATACTGGATTTGCATTTGGGGAGTTTGAAAAAGGTGAGATTGTTAGAAAAGGCAACGAGCTTTTTGTAAAAGATGGTGAAAGTCTAGTACCTGCGTTTCAATCTACGTATTTATCCTCAACACCCAACTTAAATAATACTTATATGTTGCCCGCTGTTGTAAAGCAGGGCAAATATGTAAATCCTCAAGCATTTGTTAGTGAGTTTAGGGGAGCAATCTCAGCAGGCAGCTCTGTTCAGAACGCACAAAGCAGAATGCTTACACTGTTGGAGCAAAATCTAAAGAATGACGAGTTCGTAAAAGATGTAGTAACAGCTTTTGCTATATCTAAAAATGATGGTCTTGGCATGGTTGAAGACCCCTCCAAATTAGGTGTAGACACATATGACAAAATTATGGAGCTTGCCCAAAACCCAGAAATCGTAGACCAAGCTGTAGAGTGGTATAAAAATACTGTTTCAGAATCTGTACCACCTTTATATAAAGCAACACGCCCATCAACAGGCGGTGGAGGCGATAGCAGTAATTTTAGTTTTGTCATTGACAAAGACACTGAACAAACCGTAAGCAGTGTAGATGCAGAAGGCGTAACATCAGAACCAGTTAAAATAGATGACTTTATTGGTCTTCCTAGTGCAACTCAAGCCAAAAGTGTTGCTGACCCAGCAACTGGCAACAGATATAATATTCAAGGATTAGGTATAGCATTGCGTAATGGGCAACCCACTTTACTTGCAGATAGAGTTGTAAGTGAAGGGAGCGATGCTTTCTCTTTAGAAACAGGCACAAACTATAGAAGATATATTAGTGAAATGAATCTGTCGGAGTTTAGACAATTGCCAGCAAAAACACAGCGTAGATTAGAGCAAATAATAACTGAAGAATATGGTGCAGATTATTATAACGAATTGTATAATAATCTTGAAGGATTTAGACGTAGTGATGATGAGATAAACGAGGGATTTGACCCAAACTCTTACAAGAAGTAGATTCATTATCTTTGGAAAACCAAAAAATAACTGTCATTTATTATGAATGAAGAATACCTAAGAGCTTTACACAAGAGTCTAAAAGTTGATGATGATTATGATACTTGGATTAATGCTGTACAAGGAGATGAAGAGTACTTAAGAGGTCTTCATAGCTATATAGGTGTTGATGATGACTATGAAACTTGGTATTCATCTGTTTTAGATAAAAAAAAAGAAGATACGGAATCGTTATCTACTGGGGAAACCGAAGATTCTCCTTCGGAAATACAGACGATTCAAGGTAGCACGGTTTTACCTGAGCCTAAAGCCCTAGATAAAGACATACCAGCAACGGAAATCCCACTACCTACAGCACTGTCTCAAAATATGTCAGTAGCTGGTATGTATGGTAGAGGAGAGGCTGTTGATGGTGCTCCAAGAGTAGAATATCAAAGAAAAAAAGCAAAACTTTCAAGAAAAGAACAGGAAGAAATCTGGACAGATTTAGGGTATGGTGAAGATGATTATGACCTTATAGACCTTACCCAAGATGAGTTTGGAGAAAGGCTGGAAGGTCAAATGCAAGAGAGAAGAGTTTCATCTGATGAAAGTGAAGATGAATTTCAGCAAAGAAAAGAGCTTACAGGAGACGATACACTAACAAGAGGCGCAGAAACCGAAGAGCAGAGAAAAATAAGGCTTGAAAAGCTAGACCCTGAAAGTGTTGCTAGATTTGATATTTTAGAAAGAGCTAGTAATGCATATGCTCAAGAAGAAAGCATAATATCAGAGCAGTTGGGGATAGATACCGAAGCCCCAGATAAAATTGAAATAGCTAACTCTAAATATAGAGAAGCGCTAACTGTTTACAATAAATTCAAATCTAATTTTGAAACAGATAGAGGTGAATTCAGCCAAGATTTTGTAGACCAAAAAAGGCAAGAGGCATTTGAAAAAATGTCTGAAATTCTGTCTTTAGATTCATCTGCTTCAAGCATAGAAGATTTAGCGGCTCATGCTGAAAAGTATAAAGCAGAAACAGAGTCAATTTTGCTAGACAGAACTTTAGACGCAGCTGCTTTAAAGTTGCTTACAAAGAAAAAAACAAAAGTTCCCAACTTTATGAAAGACGGAATTCGTCTTTATAGGGGAATGTTTGGTCTTGAAACCAAAGATGCATCTGAAGATTTTTTCATTGACTTTACCTATACGAAAAGAGCAACCACAGATGCTGTACTTGGTATAGTAAATGATGCCGTTATAATGGCTGCTGATTATATAGGAGACCCCATCTCTGCTGAAAAATATCAGCAGAGAAAAACCGAGAGAAGAGCTTTAGCTAACCTAGAGTTAGGAATAAGTAATGATGACACAAGGGGATTTCAAGAAACATGGAATGATGGCGATAAAGCTTTAGCCATGAAAAAGCTGACTTTGATGACAGCAGATTCTTGGCTTCCTTATGCTGCCGCTATAGTTAACCCTGCATCTGGTATAGCGTTAGCAGGAACTATGGGAACTCTTGGAACATATGAAGCATATAGAGATAGAGGTGATTTAACAGAGCTAGAAAAAAATGCATTGGCTTGGGGTTCAGGTACTATAGAGGGTATTATTACTAGTATAGGTGCGGGAAATATAAGAAGATTTAGAAGTGCTATAGGTATAGCTGATGATATAGGTAGAAGTTCTATAGCTGCAAAAAGAGCAGCGTACACAAAAGCTATAAACTATATAAAGCCTTACTCTACTGAAGTCGCAAGAGTGCTGCACAGCGCACCTGTAAGGGGCGGGGTTGTCTTTGTAAGGGAGATGGCAGCAGAGCAGCTTGAAGAATTAAGTATTAGTGTAGGTCAACAAGCACTAGCTTATGCTATAGCTTTTGACGAGTTTGACCCATACGAGTTGGCTGATGTTTTTTGGACAACATTGGTTATGAGTAAACTTCCGTCTGCTGTTACTAGTATTAAAGAAGTAAAAAATATCAATAGAATGAACATAGTTCCTTCTTCTGATAATATTAAAAAACTAGAAGACCTAAAGGGTTTAGCAAACGATTTAAGTTCTACTTTAAAAGAAGACCTTCCCGCTAATGAAAAGAAAATCATAAGAAACGAGCTGGCAAGTGTTAAAGCAGAAATCTTAGAAATGAAGATTGATGCTATATCGCAAATATCAGCCATGCCTGAGGCGGAGCAAAATCGTGTAATTGAAATAAACAAAGAAATAAGAAAGCGGTCTAGAGCTGCTAAACAAACAGGAAACGAGCAGGTTAAAAAATCTTCATACAGACAAATATCTCAGCTTTTAGACGAAAAGAAAACAATAGAAGAAAGATTACAGATATTTGACGATACTCAAAGAGCAGAAGAAGTAAGCACAATTGCAGAACAAGTAACCAGAGATGATAGAGGTGTCGTAGAACAGCCTGCACAGGAGTTGCCTGTAGATATAGATGAAGCAACGCCGCCTCCTGTAGTTGAAGTTCCTGCTCAAGAACCCACACCAGTTGCTGAAGAACCAGTAGAAGCTCCTTCTGATGCTCAAGTCGATGAAGGAAGACAGGTTCTTCAAACAGTCGGTGATGTAGCTGTTGATGATAATACAAAAGAAACAGTAGATAAATTTGTTGGGGCACTTCGAAATGTAGCTCCAAATATCAATGTGGTAATGCACGCTTCAAGAGATAGCTACAATACCACTCATAAAAGAGCTGATAGAGATGTTGGTCATTTTAACCCTGCCACAAATACTATAAACCTTTTAGTAGACCCAGAGAACCCTCTGAATACATCTGGCTTTATGCTTTTAAAGCACGAAGCTGTTCACCCCATCGTGGAGGCTTTGGTTACATCAGACCCTAAGTTTGCAGATTCTGTTGAAAACAAGGTCAAGGGCATCATGAATAGATACGCCAAAGGAAGTGATGCTCAAAAAAGAGTACTTGACCATTATAAAAGATATAGCGGCAGAAGTGACCAGTCTTTAGAACTGCTCACAGAGTTTTTAACTGTGTTTTCAGAGCCTAAGAATATAAACTCTATAACAAGAAATAGGACAGCCATAGAAAAGCTTGTAGACCTTTTACAAACAATTATAGATAGAATCAAAGGGGTTAGGGATTCGAATATTCCAACTAGCAAGGCTGAGATTATAAGTTTGGTTAAAGATGTAAACAAAGCATTTTCTACTGGTAGCGCTATAGATATAGACAAGACATTAGGGGCAGAATCTAAAAAACAAGCTGTAAGGTCTAGTCTTGAAAAAGACTCAGACCCTGAAAACGCATATCAACCCGAACGTGGCTTAAGTCCTGATGAGGTTTATTCTAAATGGAACGATAGCAAGAACAACTTTATAATTGCTGAAAATCTAGAACACAGCCTTGAATTAAGAAGAATGGGCTTTGTAGAGGCTTACGAAAGAGACGGTAAGATTTATATGTCTACTCCTGTAAAGTATGAGTCTTACAATGCAGGAACTAATGTTGCTAAAATTGCCCCCAAGTCTTTTATTACAAAAGCCCCTAAAGACAAGGCTAAGAAAAGGGTATACGACTCTTTAAACTCTCTGGCTAAGTTCAGTGGTTATAAAATAGAATATGTAGACAGACCTGATTTACAGTTCTCTTCTACTTTGGTTATACCAGATTCAGACAACAAGTTAGATGAAAACACCATAGTAGCTAACCTTGCTTATGCAAATGAAAGAACGGGTGCTGGTGGTTTCTCTTTTGTTGTTCTCGAAACGATGAGAAGAAAGTCTCCAGAATACATAAATGACCTCTACTCTAAAATAAAGAAAGGAGACAGCGAAGTAAGTAAAGCCTTTAATCAGTACTTGAAAAGATATCCAGAGCTTACACCTTTTAAGGATGTAAGCAAAGAAGATATTGAATTTATCGCTTTGGCAAATGTCATACAAGAGTCTATAGACAAAATGATGACTAGTGCTATAGATTTAAACACTGAGAACCTGCTAAGTGATTTTCAGACAGCCTTTACAGAAGCTATAGAAAAAGACACAGACTCTGAAATAAAGATGTCTTTAGTTCCATTAGGCGAAAACACTTTAATGGCTATAGAATCAACTCTTGGCAACAAAAAGATAGAGTTTACAAAAGACATAGATAATCTAGAAAAGGATAGAATAGACGCTCTGGTAGATGTTGTAAAATCCAATGTTGTCGATGACATCACATTACGGGAGTTTGTTGAATATATGAAGCAACCTGTAGAGATAAATTTTGCTGGACTTCAGAAGTATACAATGATTGACGCTATGCGTGCTATAGATTTAGATTTAGAGTCCAATCAATCTATTGACATTATAAATTCAAGTTCATTGATTTCTTTCTATGCTAATGATGCTATACTAGAAGATATTGCAAATACTTATACTTCATTAAGTAATGATTTTATTAATGCGAAACAAAAGGATTTCGAATTAATTCAAGATGTTTTCTTTAACAGAAAACCAGAGACATCTTTAAACGAATCTCAAACAAGAGTATTAGACTTTATAAAAACTTTAGATGAAAAAACATTTACCGCCTCAGATAAGGCGTTAAATTTTAGTGGCTCTGTTTTTACTGATTCATTTATACAAATGATGGATGCATTAGTGGAAAATGTAAGAAACCCTAGGTCACACTACAAGCTTCTTGATTTTGTTTATTCTGTAACTGATGATTATGAACTAGCTAAAACGGCAAGAATCCATCACGGAGTTTTAGAGATTACGCAAAAGAACAAGTATTTAGACAAATATGAAGACATCTCAGAAACTCAAAAAGTAAACGACTTTATAGAAGATGTGTTTGATTCGAATTTAGAGTATTTTGATAAGGCTTATGCTGCATCTAAAATAAATGTGAATCAATTGGTTGATGCTGTATCTAAAGAGAAAACATTTAGAGATGCACTCAACAAAGCAAAATCACAATTTGATATTAATTATGAGGATGGTGTTTTTACCATTAAGGTTGAGACTCCAGAGTTAAAGAGAAGATTTCCTAAAAAGATACCGAAGGGAGCAGAGGCTGTTTACAATGATAGGGCTAGAATGGACATTATAGCTGTTCCTACGCCAGATGGAGGACTTGATGTGCAGTTTGATTTAGCTTACGATGGGATACTTAAACCCTTAGGTGTGTTTGATACCCCTGAGTATAGATTTGCTGACTTTCCTAAGTCTTGGGGGGTCGGAAGTGTAACAATGCCTATCGTGTTTAAATATGTAAATGCCATGACCGCTTTGTTGAATTCAAAGTACGTTTCTTTTGCGGCTACTACAAACCAAAAACATCCAGAGATAGATTTAGATTTATACTCTGATGCTCAAAAGGAATCTTTCCTTAGTAGAAACCCAGTAATGAGGAGAGGTATCTATAATCTAGCGGCACTTAGATATGGTAACATAGTTGATGCTAAAACAAAAAGAGACGTTGCCTTTCTTCTTCCTGATGATAATACAGTATATAAGTCTAAAGATAAAGAGCTTGTTGATTTTATTACATCGCCTAAAATTGATAATTCGATATATAAGCTGGGCGATTTATTTATATCCGAAAAGATAGGAGAAGAGCTTGTAAAATATAGAAAGACAGACCTTATAAATAGATTGAAAAAGGAATCTGATAAGGTTGATGTAAAAAAAGGAGAGTCTCCTATTACAGCTGCTAATAGAATAAATAGCGAATCATTTGTTTTCAAGGGTGCAGAAACAATAAATAACAATGCTCCTATGGCATCAGCGTTTGAAAATAGCGAGAAGTATATTTCATCTGCTGGTATACGTTCAATGCTTACCCCAGAAAATATTGAACAGGGCAGAGATACTAGGAAGGAGTTTGAAAGAATGAACGAAGCTTCTATTGAAGCTCAGTTAAGAGAAAATAAATCCAAGAGAAAAGACTTTGTAAAAAAATACTTTGGTAGAGAAGCTTTGGTTACAACCACCGCGGGCGTGCAAAAAGCACTAGAAAAAGGATTTGATGATTACATATTAGCTCAATTCACTTCCTTGAATGGACAGAGAGGCAATGCTGAGGCGAGGTTTATGCGTTTAGAAAAAGAAATATACGGCGGGCTAAGTGTTGAAGATGAAGGTGTTCTTAATGAGTTAATATTTTATAGAAGAGTAATTCAAGTAGACGCAAATAGAGATAGAAGACTTTTAGAAAACGAAGGTAAACTGAGTGTTTTAAATGCAGAGCTAGAGGGGTTGGAACAGACTCTGAAAAAAGCAGACACGAAGAAAGCTAAGGATGCTGTTTCATTAAAAATTAGCGAAACAAAAAAGACCATAAAGTTTGTTGAAGAGCAAATAGAAAGATATAGTGAGCCGATAATGCATGGCAGTAAAATAATAAAACTAGAGACTGCTCAGAATGCAATAAAAGTTATGAAATTTGATGTTCCAGAAGCTAAGATGGCGGACTTAGAGTCTAGGGCTGAGGCATATTTCAACGCTTATAAACAAATACTTGAAGACTCTTATCAGGCGGGTCTTATAGACCAAGAAACTAGAGACAGATTTATAAATGATGATTACTCTCCTAGAGTATTCATAAGTAAGATGTTTGAAAACACCGACCCACGAGTTTTTGAAAACATGGGATTAGGGGAAGACCAAATAAAATCTATTAAAAACGGTAGTGAGGGTGAGATGTTCTTGGACACAAGATTCTTGCTTAATGCTAGTTTACGCTCTCTGGAAAAGAGAGCTAAATACAATGAGTTTTTTAATGCTGTTAATAAGGAAGCTGATAGATTAGACTACAAGATTAAGAGTGATTTTCTCAGAGAAGGTAAATACAAAACAGATTCAGAGGGTAATGTTATAGAAGATTCTTTTGGCAATAGACAGCTGGAATCTCCAGATGAAGGATATACAAACCTAATATTTAAAGAAGACGGAAAAACTAGAGGCTTCCAAGTTCAAAGCGATTTGTATAATCAAATGGTAGGTATAGAAGATAGAAGGCTCATGTCTCCAACTCAAAGAAGAAAAGTAGAAAAGGTTACTGGTGTAAGGACAAAGAAAGCTTTAGTTACTGGACTGTCTCCTAGATTTGCTGTAGTTGCTACACTTCGTGGGTTTACTGAGGTGACTCGTGGTCGTGGTGTGTACGATGATTTTATGGCATTGCCGATAATGCAAACTATGGCAATGGTTGATTTCTTCAAAGCATTGCCTAATGCAAACCTCAACTCTGAATTAGCGCAAGATTATGCTGAACATGGGGGTATGATGTCATTTATGACTAATCAAGGTAGACCTGAAAAAGTAGTTAAAAGAAAAGCTCAAAGAGAAAAAGGCATTATATCATCTACTAGAGCTATGCTTGGTCAGTTTAGTCCTCTTAAGAAGGCAGGAAGAGTTTTATCTTATGCTGGTGAAACAGCGGAGCTTGGAATGAGACTGGCTATATATGACAGAATGTTAAAGAAGCTTGCAAAAACAAGACCTGAACTAACAGAAAAACAAAGAAAATTTTTGGCAATTGAAGAGGCTAGGCTTCTTGCAGATTTTAGTCAAGGTGGATACTTAGGTAAAGATTTAGATGCATTTAAACCTTACCTAAATGCAGCCATTCAGGGTACTAGGGGCACTTTAAACTACATAAAAAAGAATCCGAAGATGTTTAGCATTAAAGCAGCTCAATCTGTAATTATACAGGCTGGGTTGGTTATGTTAGCTAAGTCTGTTGCTGGTGAGTACTGGGAAAACATATCTCAATACATAAAGAACAGATATATGTTGATTCCTTTGTTTATCACAAAAACAGTTAAAAACAAAAAAGGAGATGATGTTGAAGTTCCTCAGTTCTTAAAAATACCAAAGGCTCATCAGTTTATGATGCTTGACCATCTATCAACAATGCTAGGAGAGGAGCTGTATTCTTTGTATCAAGGTGAGGATTACGACTGGAAAATGTATGATGGTAGAGGCGGGTTTACAGAGCAGGGCGAAGGCTTTGTTGATGCTATGCTTAGTTCATTACCAGCAGGTGACCTATTGCCAGAGGAGATATTAGCTCCTAAAGATTTAACTTTTAATAACATCATGGGAGGCATAGTATCTAACATACCAGTAGGAGGAATGCTTGATTCTTACATTAACAATGTAGATAGATACATGAATTCAGTTGTTACTTATGACCGCAAAGATGAAGCGAGTGAAAGAATATTCCCTTCGGCAGAGGGAATGCTTGATGCTAAAACAAGAGATATGTTCAAGCTTATGGGTGAAGCTACAGCTAGATTTGGGGAGAAGTCTATATCACCACCTAGAGCGCAAAAAGCTTTCGAGAAAATGTTCTCAAATGAAACAAGTATTATTGTTAGCGCTATATACAATATAACTGATGCCATGATAAGTACTCAAGATGAGAAGTCATCAATACAGCCTTCTCCAGAACTAATCGGCAAAAGAAAAAAGAAGTTCGAAAAAGATTTGGGATTGGTAAGAACGTTTATATACGAAGTTCCTGCTGACAAATATGAACCTTCTTTGAGTAAGAAGTATAGAGAAGAAATGGTTAAGGCTAATACAGAAAGGTTTAAAATAAAAAGAGAGATTGGTGTTTTACTTAAAAACTATAAGTACGATGTCATATCAAATGACAAGGATATAAAGTTCCCTAAAAAGGTAGAAGAGTATATTTTATCTTTGCCTGAAGCTGTCAGAAAACAATATATTAATAGTACAAAGAACCAACTAAAAGGCTTTGAAGCAAATCCTATATTTGTAGATTCTAGATATGTAACTCCTGAAGTTGCAGGAATGTATTTAAGAGATGCCCTTCAGATTGATTTTTGGGATGATTTATCTCCTGAAGATAAACAGTCTTTTAAAGAAGATATGAAGAGAGCAGGAATCTCAAACACTCAAGGATATTTGATTATTGAAGAACTAAAAAAGGAAAGATAATTATGAAGAAATTTTCACAGATATTTAAAGACACAAATGATTGGAACGAGAAAACCATTATAGGTTTTCTTTCTTTCGCTGTAATGGTGATTGTGATGCTTGCTGATGTAGGTAGCGGATTTTACGGAAAAGACCTTCCGATTAATGAATTCACCTACAACTCTTTTGTAATAGTCACTCTTGGCTCATTCGGTATCGCTGGATTAGAAAAGTTTGCAGGTAAAAAGGCAGAGTGATGGAACTAGAAGTGTTGAGGTTCAGCAGTCAAAAAGACAGTACGAATGGATTACTATTTGAAATTACTGGGGGGAAGAGAGAGTTTTTATGTTACACGCTTGAGGATGAACACCGAGACGATAAAGTCTCGGGAGAAACAAGAATCCCTTCTGGAACATATCGGGTTACTCTGCGGACGACTGGAGGATTTCATGGAAGATATCTAAAGAAGTATGGGGAGATGCACAAAGGAATGTTATGGGTTCGTGACGTGCCTAACTTTGAGTATATCCTTATTCATACTGGTAATACTGACGAACACACTGCTGGGTGTTTGCTTGTTGGTGATAGTCAACAAACGAATTTTGGCAACAGCGATGGCTTTATTGGTTCGTCTGGCAATGCATATAAAAGAATATATCCTCCGATTGCTGAGGTTCTTGAAGGGGGAGGAAGTGTAACTATATCATACAGAGATTTTGATTATAAAAAATAAAAAAAGATGGAAAAAGTAAAAGAACTTTGGAGTGAATTTGGTAAAGAAGTAGTTGTAGCATTTTTTGTAGCCACATTGGTTGCAGAGAAGAATAATCTGCTTACTGGTTTATTTTTCGCGATATTCACTGGATTCGCCTTATTTGTAGGTGATAAGATTTACAAATCATTCAAAAAGTAACAATGAAATGGCTGGTAGGGTTGACGCTAATAAGCTTATTAACGAGTTGCAGCGCTCAATGGCACTTAAAGAAAGCGGTGCAGAAAGACCCTTTAATTCTGGAAAAAGACACGCTGGTTGTGACGGACACGGTTGTAACGCCGCCTGTGGCTATCACGGATACTGTGACTTTGAAGCAACACGATACTATAGTAATTCAAAAAGACAGACTCAAGGTACAGTTAGTAAAGGTCAACGACACAATTACTATAAACGCAGAATGCGCCTCGGATACGATAGTAAGAACGATTGAAGTACCCTATGAAAAAATTGTATATGTTGAACAGAAAACACTTTGGCAAAAGATACAATCATTAGCTTTTTATTTTGCGCTAGTTCTACTAGCACTTGCACTTGTAAAAAGACTAATCGATAAGTATCTATTTAATGGCTAAAACAAAAAAAGAACAGCCCCGTAAGAAACAATACTGCGAGGTTGAACCAAAAGAGTGTGACGGAAAATGCTGTTACGCAAAGAAAAAGGGGGGCAAGTAGCCCCCCTTCTTACTAACCAAACGAAACCGAGAGTTTCTGCTCGTCTTTCCGAGCCGTCACTAATCAATAACTCAAATCTAGTATCTAAATCCCTTAAATCCAAGCATATGAAACATTGTTTCTAACAAATGCGCTAATTTCACTCGCTTAGTAGTCATAATGATAAAAGCATATTTTACGTTTTTGCCTAGTTCTTTATGCCTAGTCACTCTTTTTTTAAAGTTCATAGTCATACCAACATACCTTTCTTTAGGAAGATAGTATAGTATATACTTTCCTTCGTGTTCTTTTTTTCCGTGGACATCGACTTGCTTCTTGCACTTTTTGCAATATCTCTGTACTCCGCTAGGTCTACTTCTGTCTTTGTGAAACTCAGACAGCGGCTTCTTTTTTTTGCACTTACTGCAATTCTGAGTACTCATCTGCTGCCGATTGAATCAGTTCTAGCTCTTGGCGTATCTTAGCCATGAACTTTTGTCTAATTGCCTTAATCTCCTCAGAAGTGACCTTGGGGTCACCATTCGGAGTATGGACTTCCTCGTAGAGGGCATCCAACAATTCGTGTGCATTCAAGCACGACAGATTGTAGAGTTGTGATAACTTATCAAAATTCATTGGTCGTTTAGGTATTTAATAATCTCATCTACTTGAGACCTATTTTTCGGTATAAAAACTGCGTGGTCTGACATATCAGAGTCCATTAAAAACCTAAGAAACAGCTTCCACCTTAACGGAAATGAATCATTTGCCCTTACAAAGCCCTTTGTTTCTATGAACGCTTTTCTGTCGGGTAAGTAGAAATCTGGCTTGTATTTAATTGGACGGGTCTTCTTCCCAGTAGCGTTGACCAGCTCCTTCTTCTTCGGAACTGACTTGTAATGGTCAGAGGGGTATGTGAACCCCTCGACCAAAATAAACTGTGATTCGTACTCAAACTTGTGACCCGATTGCTTGAGGGAATCTCCACAGTACTTCTCTAAACTGTTTTTATATCTGCCAAATGATTTCTTCTTTGCCACATACCTAATTTAGGTATAAAAAGTAAAAAAGAAAAACAGATTTATTTGACTTATCCACAGCTAGAATGCTGAGTTGGGGTCGATTATTTCTGTCTGAACAGATTCAGCTCTTTGTTCTAGTATGCTTTTAAATAACGGCTTACCATAGGCATCAACGAAACCAGTGTTGTGTAAATTCATTTGAAATCTAATAGGCTCATCCACAGGGCTTGGCTGCCCACCAGTTTCTACCTCACGTATTTTTCTAACATGAAACTCTATAGTTCTGCGGTCAATAGGGTCTTGAGCTTGAACTTTTCTATGAAACGTTAAAAAATCATCACTGCGGTTCACGTGCTTACCGCCGCCTTCAGTGTCCTCAGCGTAAGGAGCAACGGGCAAGCCATCAGCTCCCTTTCTGCGTTGAGCCTCTGTCACTGCGTGCATATTCAACCAGACGGCAATGTCGTGATTGTTTGTGAAAGTCAAGAACTCACTAGCAGCTTCGTAGTGATACTCGTGAGTGGAAAGTCCAGACCTTTCACTCATATCTATACGAAGAGAGTTGTATGGGTCTATAAAATATCCGTGAAAACCACCCTTATTTAACAGCTTTTCTCCGAATATTATCAAGTCATAGTAACTATAAACTTGTTTATTACTTATTAAGACAAAGTGCTGAGATACCCACTCGTAGGCAATCTTTCTTTGAGCAAAAGACATATCCTTTACATCCATGTTACAACAGAAAGACATAAGCTTCATCTTGATAGAGGCTGTCCTATTCTCAGAAGAATAGATTATCCATTTCCACCCATGTCTTATGGCTGAGTTTACAATAAGATATAGGGCGAATGTAGTCTTGCCTACATTCGAATGACCATTAATAATGGTAAAGTTCTGCTTGTATCTCCAAAATCCATCAAGTATTTCTGAGCCAGTATCAAGACCAGCTTCTATCTTGCCTTCTGCAAAGTCGCATATCCATCTGAAGTCTTCGTCATCAGATGATACGAAAGACATATCTCCATCATTAATAAGCATCTCTCTACGAGCCTTATCTTCTTGGTCGATAATCTCATGGATAGGCATGGTCTTTCCCTTTGCGATACCATCAGCAATGGTAGCCATAGGGTCATAGTGAGTGTCAAACTCACGCTTAGAGAACTCTCTAAATAGAACTCTCTTTACCTCTTCTTCTTCCATACGACCCGCAGAGATGTAACCCCCACATAGTATCGAAGCTTTTAGCAAAGTGTTGTGTCTATGACCATCTTCGGCTCGGCGAACCATGCGAGCCGCAAGGTTTAGTTTCATGTAGTCTGTGAAGACATAGTCTTCGTTGACCTCAACCTTTGTTGCCTCGTGGTCGGTAATAAATGCAGAGAATACCTTTGCCCCCATCTGCACTATTAGTTCGGGGTCATAAGACTCAAAGCAAGCTCTAGACAAGTTCTTACCAGTACCGTCTACCTCTAGACCATATGTTTTCTCGAAGTATTTCTCTAATGCACGAAAATGGTCTTCATGTCTCTCTGGATTGCTGATTTGTACAAGAGCCTTCACTCCATTCCCCGATGGGGATGCCCAACAGGAAAACACATAATCGTCTGTGCCTAGCTGCCTTTTTACAGATTCAACATCGACATTGTCTAGGTCGATTACAACGAGTCTGGAATGCTCGAAAATGTCATCGTCTCTACGAGTAGAGAACGTACCCGAAAATAAGACAACAGGAAGCTGTAACTTTTTCTGCTTGTCTCCAGTATCTCGCAGCTCTTCTACCAGCTGCTGAGAGTTGCCTCTCTTTATGTTTTTCAGTGCATCTCCTAAAGAGATATACTCTGGGCTGTCTTTGTCATAGATGCTCTGAAAACAGGTTACTTGAATTTCGTTTGGTTTCATTTAATTAAGTTGTTGTTTGGTAGTATCCTCGGTGTTCGAAGCCTTCGACTTCCATTATCTGCTCTTTCCATTGGCGCAGATGTGGTTCATCATTTTCTTCGTCTAATGCAATCTTAAGCAAAATTAGATAACCAATCAAGTCTTTGACATTATCTTCTCCATATCCACGAAAACCTTGAGTCTTTATACGCATCAGTTTGTCATCGATTCTAGCGCACAGATTATCTATCGCGCTACCGCCAGCGAATACATTTGCTGGCTCAAGAGCTGAGTCTCCGTAGCTCTGATTCTTTTCAATGAGCAAGTCTATAACCTCTTGACCTACTTCTTTAATTTTTTCTTGTGTTGTCATAACAAGTCTTTTGATTTAATTAAAATTCCAGTGGATGTGTTGCTGTCCCCACCGCTTACATTCTTCCTATAGTGTTTGGTTTTACAAAGTTCTTTGAGTTTTTCTGTAGACAGAAGAACAGAGAATAGTATATCGTCTTTCTCTATATCTCGAAGCTCTGTTTTTAAATCTACACCCTTCTCCGTAGAGGCTATCAGCATCCAGTAATCTGCCTTGGTGGTAGATATGCCCGAAGGCTTACCACGAGATTCATACTCTATGTAAAAGTTACCAGTTCGGTAACAAGCAAAATCAAATTTTACCTCTATCGTTTTGCTAGAGAGCATCTTCCCTACCCAGCCTTCGCCTAATTGACCCAAAGCTAGGTCATACTTAAAGTCTCCGTTAAAATCCATTACCAATCAAAGTCTTCAATCCATAATGGGGTCTTATCTCCAACCATAGCTCCAAAGGTGTTGTAATCTGCAAACTCTTCAGCTTCTTCAGCGGACATCCCGTCTCTATCTATGAATATATCTATGACCTTGGTTCTTGAGTACACAACCTTCCAAAGTGTAGGTTCAAATCCTATGATAGCATCATCTAATCCATCCGCAAATAATACATCGTCAGTATTAGCATAGTACTCCAGTATCATCTCTTTTATTGATTGCTGAGGATGAGTATCGTAAGGATGCTTATACACGCTATCCTTTACTTGTCTTAATTCATTTAAACTTCTATGTTTCATCGTTTCGGTTTCTATGTTCAAGTTCTCTTTCTCTCCTGCCATCTTGCATACATTTTAGCTGCCCACGCTGAACGCTGTTGTTTGTTTGGGTAAATGCTCTTTAGACGAGCATTTGCGATTCGTAGAAATTGTTCCATAATTTTCATAGCAGGTTTTTTAATCGTTTACATTCTGTATTAAGTTTCTTGTTTCTTTTCTCAAGACCTTCAATATATTTTTTGGCTGCGTTGATTCTCTTTTTCTCTGAAGCTATTTCTTGCTTGTATAGCTCAAACTCTTTTATCAACTCTCTTAATCTTCGAGACACCCTCAAGAACTTGAAGTGTATATCTTTGACTTCATTAGTATCCGAAATCATTTTAGGAACGATTCCGTTAAACAACAGCATATCCTGTAACTCTATTAAAATAGTGTTGTAGATAGACCTGTAGTCTGCATCGAAACGATAGTTCGTCTCGTGGTTCTTACAAGCGTGGAGTACTGTGGCGTGGTCTCTGCCTATGACGCTTCCTATTCTTGTCAAAGACAGCTTTACGTTTTCTCTGGCGATTACGGCAAAGGCGTGGCGATGAACCACATTAATTCTTTCTCTTGTATTCGTAACTCTGTTTTCAGCTTTGTATTTATTCCAGTAAGCTCTTAATGCTTCTTGCGATATTAGCGAACCCAATGCCTTGAAATTATCTTTACTCATAGCCTTGTATTTTTTCTACAACATCTATCCAATAATTTCTCTTGTAAAAGGGAGCGAGTGCCAAACACTGCTTCGCTTGTACTATAGCTTCTGTCTTGCTGTACTTTGTTAAGAATTGTTTTGCCTTGGACTTAGGACTAATCATCGAGCGAATCCTTTATCAGTCTTCCAATTTTTTCTGGGTCGTGAGCAAGAATCCTACGCAACTTCTGTCGCTCTTGCACCTTTGCTTTTTCGTAATCAGCTTTACTGCAATCACTGCCTAAGTTTTGGAACAGCTTTGCATTTTGCTCTAGGACGCAATCTATGATTGCTTTGTCTGCTTTGTTATCGTGATAAGCCATAATTAGTGTTTTTAAATTAAAAATATAAGAGAGGGAGACTCTGTACAGACATCTCCCTCAATGTCTTTGACTACCTTAATCTTCAATAGAAAACCAGAGGTGGAAAAGATTTTAACCATTAAATTAAAATTTACTGGCAGGTAGCCCTTCAATCCCGAAGACATCCGAGCGTGGTTTTATAATCCATCCTCTTCAAAACTTTAAAAGGCGAAGCCTTCTTTCGTACTTTCTAATCAAGCAACCTCTGTTATCAAGGTGCTTCTCAACTCCGTTATGAAAACCAGTAGCCGATGCACTGATAACGGTATTAATTATTTCCCAATGTAGTTCTACGATATACCTTTTAGTATACCTCTTGTGTCTGAGTTTTCTTAAGTATTTTTTCATCGTATTTTTTTGATAGCATTTGTAGTCTGATTGCTTGAGCAACCTTGAAGTTCTCATGATAATCAAACTGGGTTAGTAACTTTTCATTATGCTTTTTAAAAGCATATCTTATGTTGTTTGTATCCTTCACATCAAACAAGTCTCTGAGGGAATACAGATTAGCCTCCCCTATGAAAGCGTTCATAAACGCTTGACGTTTATTCGTGTTCACTCTTTTTGAATTGTCTGCGATATCACCAACAACATTAGTGTATCTCTCTAGTGCGTACTCAAGGTCTTTAGTCTTGAATTCCATATCCTATTAATTTTTTATCTATTACTTTTAGTATTAGCACATCGTTGTACTTATTCTTCCCGTAAACAGCCTGCTTGACTCTTTCAATGGTGGTAGGTCTTTTGTTAAGCTCTGCGGCATTCTCTCCTTTGGAGACAACTTCTATCTCTTTTTTTATAAACGATTTACCTTTCTTGTAGCTAACTAGTAGCTTCATCAGATAAATCGGCATTGTCCATTTTATTGACACCTATTTCAAATTTTCGTTTTATAAAAGGTACTAAACTAGCCAATGGGAATCTGTCTTTATTGTTAGCCATTAGCATGACGGCATCTTCGGTCTTCAAGACTACGCAGTTGTTGTTTTGTTTATTCCAAATACACAGGACTATATAGTCTGAGTTGCCCAAGCTCTTCGTATCCATGTTGTCGGTATTGACCCAAACACCCTTTACATCTACATAGTAGTTTGTAAAGTAGATTTCAAATCTAACCTTACCATTGGTTTTAGGAGAATGAAAGGAAGCATACGGCGGATTGAGGGACTCGCATTTGAGTCCCCAATCCAAAGCCATATACATTCCAATGGCGTTGCTCCAATTCTTGGACATCTCCATTTGGAAAGCACTCATTAGAACGGCAGGTCAGATGACGCTGGTTGCTGAGCTTTTGCTGGTGCTGTGTTAGCAGCGTTTGGGTCATAGACTTTAATCATGTTGTAAGCCTTACCCGCTTTACTCATACCAGAAACTGCTGTCAAGTAAACACGACCTTGCTTGCCGTCTTTACCTTGAGTTGCGTAGCGTTTCAAATCCTCCAACTCTGAAAGGGTTAAAGAGAAACGAGATTCGATGCGAGGTGTCTCGCAGTAGCCAACTAGTGGCGAGTTGTTGTTCTGATTTTGTGACATTTTAAAATCAAATTAAATTAAACAATGCAAAGGTGTTCGTATCCTTTGTCGGGTTTTTGAGCCATCTGTCGATGTTCTCAATGGCAGACCAAAACTTCCGTTCCCCGTTTTGAAGCGTGGACTCTGAGGCTTTGTAAACGGCGCAGAGATAGGGCTTAGATTTCTGTTGGACTACCCAATAAAAATCATCAATCCCAATAACTCTGGTGTAGATAAAGGCTTGAATGTCATAGTTATACTTGTTGACATCGTATCTAAATCCACTTATAGAGCGAGTAGTTTTACTATCTGAGATGAATCCATCTCCAAGTACGTCAAGAAAACCTCGTACTGGTATCTCATCTATCCAATCGTTTATCTCATACTGAGGGTTACCTTTTAGATAGTCTCGAACCAACTTAAGTTCTCCAGTTTGTGTATCAACAACCTCAGAAGAGTCGAGGCGGAGAATCATATTCTCAGCCATCGACATATCTTCTTCGGAGACTATAAGTTTCCCCGAAGCCTCAGCCTCCTCACGAGCTTGGGCTGTTCGCTCCTTGTAAAGCTTTGAAGCTTTAGGATTTTTATAGTCTTTGCTTAACTCCGATACAATATCGGAATCGTCCAACACAACGAATTGCTCGTGAGTTTTTTCTGGTTCAAGTAATAGACAGTCATAGAGTTTACCGAAGGACAGCGCAGGAGATTCCTTGCGGAGCAGACCCCTCATATACAATTCAAACAGCTTCATGTCTTGGTCGGCAGAGCCGTCCGCAGCGTATTTGAGAGCGGAGTACGAAAGGTATCCCTTGCCTGTTACCTCCTGTAATCTAAGTGCGAAGTCCATTACTTCACAAATTTACCGAGTGCTTCTTTTTGCTTATCAGAGAATGTATCTCCGTATTTAGCAAGAACTTGTTCCAATGCTAGCTTCTTTGTCTTTGATGCCTTGATGTAGTCTACAGACTTCTGAAAGGCATCGGATGTTGGAGATGCTTTTGGTTTTGATGATTGTGAAGAAGACTTGCCGTGCGTGTTTGTAGCATCAGCATCTTTGGTATCATCAATCAAGAACATACCATTCATAGCATACTTTCTAGCATAAGAGCTAGAGCTACCGAAAGACTGGGCTATATCCATACCTTTTCTGCTGGGGTCAATACCAGCTTGAGCGGATGCTGTAACACTATCTACACCATCAGTTACTCTAACTGATGCGTTGACAAATACAAGTCCGCCCACCTCGATAATCTCATCAGAGATAGTCATAGATAACCCGTTCTTTGAAAGTAAAGGTTTAACAGCTTCAAGGATATCCTCAGCTGAGCGGTAAGAATACTTACCGAATGAGTTGTACTGACCCTTCGGGGCTTTCAACTCTGACTGCACTTTTACAAGTGCTTTGTTTAGTTTTTCCATTTGGTTGAATTAAATTGATTATTCGAATGTAGAAAAGTCTGGACACTAATCCAAGACTTTTCGAAAATAAATTTTATCTGGGTTGTGTCCATAGAACCAAGTCATAACTCCACACAACCACATGGTTTCATAACGACCTTTTTTGTTGATGAAATCATACCAAGCTCCATCGCCTTCGGTATCATCAAATGCTTTCTCAAGCTTTCTAGCACCATCAAAGTATTCTAGTGAAGTTTGTAAAACGACATCGTTCCTGTCGGGTGTTCGCATAGATTCTAGAAACCTATCAGCACCCTGAACCATTTCCAAATGATATTTGGCGGCTTTCCATTCAGGTAAGTCTACATACCATCGACCTTTGTGGTCTTTGTAAAATCTAAACTCTCTGTCTTTACTTCCTTTGTTTTTAGGAAGAAGCATCATCATGATGGATTTTAGTTTTTTGTACAATCTGTTTATTATTTTTTTCATAGTATTATATATTATATTATATATCATTATCCCTTTAGGGGGATAATGATATAATACATTATTATCTAATAAGGGGGATGTTTAAGTATTTACACTTACTCAATAGGTTTTCTAAACCAGTAACATCTTGATTTCCAAGACACCACAAGAATCCTATTATTGTATTTTTTTACATAAAGCTTGTGCCCCAGCAAACTTTTCTCGTTCATAGATAATAGAAAGCCGTGTAACTTTTTTGGTATTAACATACTAAAGATTCAAGAACTCCTCAAGAGTGTTAGCGTCAACCATCTTGAGCACCTCATTGTACCCAATGTTAGATAGCTTGTAGCCACCCCCTACCATAAGGTAAGTATTTTTAGCATCCTCATCCTTCGGAGCTGCAACGTGGTTAGTGTAACGAGTTACAGCATTGAACAAAGACCATAAGGTTTTACCATGTGTATTTACCTCAGTAACAAGTGAGTCAGCAAAGCTCTTCACTTGATTTGATTTACGAGTTGATACACTATCCTCTGGCGCATCAAGACTTACATTGAACATAGCACGAATAGTGCGGTCAACAGCCTCATCAGTCAACGCGGTTTCATCAAAAGCTTTGTAAGTCTGAATCAAGTTGAACTCCTCACGAATAGCATTCTGAAGCTGTGAGATACTCACAGATATACTTGACTCTGCATTGCGAGTGTGGCGGTGCTTAGACTTCATCTCCTTGAGAGTACGATAGAAACCATTGCTACAAACGATTACCTTGTTGGCTACGCCAAAGGCAATAGAGGTAGAGCCATCGTGAGAGTTCATGGCTGTGATAAATCTCTTGATATTAGAAGCACCTACACGCTCTTGCTCAAGCTCTGCTTGTAGATATATCTTTTTACCACCTTGTAGTTCACCACCTTTGGTGATAGGGATTCCTGCTACATCAGTAAGTTCTACCATACGCTCAACAAGTTGAGAGTTCTGGTATGGTGTGTAACGCTCGCCCGCAGTACCAAGCCAAGCATTATTGTCATTACGGAAGATACCGTAGCTCTCAGTAGGTAGACCATCCTCAGATACGAGAGGTTTCTTTTCTACTGACCAATTAAGTCCTGTTGATTGTAGGACATCGAAAGTTTTTTGAAAGTTATCCATAAGATTGAATTTAATTTGGCATTGTTGCCGTTGCAAATATATAATTGTCGAATTGCCGATGTCAAGCAATCAGCCATATTTTTTTTCGTAATACAACTAACTGCTTGATTATCAGCGAGAAAAATTTTATCTAGATTGAATCGAAGTAGCGTTGGAACATACCACCAGAATCCTCGTCAAGCTCGGATGCACATAGCATAATCTCCATAGGCACACCATTGTCGTGCTGTATTCCTTCCTCCACGAACAATACCTTTTCAGGGTCAGAGTCTCCGTGTGAGCGGAAGCTTACTTCAATCTCTTCTAGATTGTTTCCTTGCATATGTAAGTCTACAAGAAACATCATTAAGTCATTAGCTGTCATATTAATCGCATTTAAGTTCTCCTCTTGAGTAGCCCATTCCGTATCCATGCTTGTAGGTGTTTCTACCTACAGGCGGAACAGGACACACAGGTGTAAGTCCTACCTTGAAACAGCTTTCCAAGGCATCTTGATATCCATCTTCCCATCCCTCACAAAAGTCTGGGTTTACATTAGCTTGGTTTATAAAACCATAGCTAATAGCTCCTAGTATTAGCACTACTAGTACTCTGTAAATTCTTTTCATAGTTAAATCCTTCTTGGAATCTCATTTGAGATTTTTGTGCTAACATCTTGTTCGCTAACATCTGAAAGAGCCATTGTGATTTTGTCCCCTAGTACTTTTTTCATTTCCCAGTAAACAGAACTTAAGTCATTCATGTCATATCCAGACATAATAGCTTTACCCGTTTCTTTCCATCGGATGTCAGTGTTGCCCTCTCTGAGGGAGTGTTTTACTTTGCTCATAGTTAATTAAATTAAAACCATTTCTCGTTTGAAAATAGTGCCTCCTCATCATTGAGAGGATACCCCACCGATTTCTTTACAATCTCTAAGTCATTCCAAGTATAGTCTTTGTATTTTTCTGGATACTCTTCCTTGATGAAGACTTGGTATCTATCTCTAAGAACAGCCCAAGTATTTTCTAAGACTAAAAGCTTCTTGTAGGATTCGTAATACTTACCTCCCCAAACCATAGGTTCTTCTTTTACTTGTTCTAAGGTTTCTACCATCAACGCTTTCATCTGAGACAACAAGCCACAGCTCAAATGAGAACACTCATAGGTGTCTATGAGATTTCTTCTTACTTCTTCTGTCTGTACAGATTTCCCCTTAAATCTTTTCATAGTATTTATTCTTCTTTTGATTTGTCTTGAGGTATGTCTTTGACCTCGTTGGTATCGGGGTCAATTACCACTAGTTTCTTTCTTGATTGCTGAGGCTTTACAGTGAAAAGCCCCAGCGGTGTTACGTTTGATTTACTCATATTAATTCCATTTTTTGTTAAACTTTCTAGAATAGAACTGGTACTCCTCGTACGCCTCATCAGATACTTGTTCTTGTTCTTTGTCTGATGTATCACGCAGGTAAGAAGCTAGGTCGTCTAGCCAAGTAGACTGCTTGTGTTCTAGAGTATACCTGTCTTTGTAGTAACAAAGCATAGTAATTAGTTCTTGCTTGTCGCAGTTGCCCCAATTATCTAGAGCTTTATACAAGTCTTCGGTGTGTTTGAATTTGTACATAATTAATTGTTTTTGTTTGTTATTAAATTGTTTTCCCACTCTTCCAGAAGTTCTTCTGGAACAGCATAGTTCTCGTAGTTCGCTCCACTCATTACTATTTCTTCGCAATCTTCGTAGAAGGAGTACTCATTGTAGTACAAGTTGTCGGGGTCGATATCCGTGTTGGGATACCAAGTTCCGTTTATGTTTTTGTAATCTTTTGGTGTTCTTCGATACAGCCAATAGATATCGTAGCCGTCCCTCGTATGAAGGACATCAAAGAAAAACTTTTCTGGAATACTCATAGTCTATTATTTTTTATCCATTCAAAACTTTGTTCAATTACTTGATTGATTCTTTCCTCAGTCCAATGAGCCTTAGCTTCATCGGGGTCAGAGTCAACGCTCACTCTGTGAAAGGTGTCCTCTCGCCATTGTCTACTAGGTAGATGGTATACACCATCTTTGTCCCAATAAGCAAAGTCTAAGACATCGCCACCTTCTGCAAGTGGAAGGTCATAGTATGTTAGATAGTTATCTAACTCCTCTATGTCTACTCGCTCTATGTTGAGTAGCCAATCGGATGCAGACTCTTTGCTAGAAGGATGGATAGTACCATCCTCATTGACATAGAGAGTGCCGTGGCTACTCTCAAATTCCATAGGAATTAATTCTTTTGTTTTCATAGTCATTGAAATTTAAACTCTTACTACATCATAGGTATCTGTTTCGGAAGAGTCTCCGCAAACAGAAACCAAGTCGCAAAGCGGACTATCCAAGTCCCATATCGCATCAAGAATAGCATCTTCTTTTTTCTCTGATGCATTCCGCCCAATGATAACTTCAATCTCGTTGAAGCGAGTGTTTAGTAAAACCTTAGCACTCTGATTAGTTTTCTTTACAGCCTCAACTACCTTGTTAAGGTCTGCTTGATTTAGCTTGTAGCTCATAGTCATTGAAAATTTAATTGTTATTATATTCTTTCCACAACTCAGCTCGGTACGAAACCTCTGATGAGTCTACCATAATCTCATAGCTATTCACTTCAATGAATAAGCTACCATCATCTATGGTTGCAGGGATATCATTATCTCTGAACCAAGCTAGAGCATCTAGCATATCCTTAGTTACTTCTAACATAGTCATTGAAAATTTAAGAGGGGGTCAAAGCCCCCTCGGTTATACATTCGTGTTCCATAATATCTCCGTTGTCATCTACGATGTCGTAGCAACAAAGATTACAAGTCGTGTACTTCATTACTTGTTGATGTTTAGCTTAGCACTTACCATTACCTCAAGGCTATCAGCAAACTGCTGAATAGCTGTGTCAATCATAGACTGAACAGCATCAGTACTGATGTTACCCGAACCTTGATTGTCAACCTCATCAGAGATGAGTTGGTGCATACCTTCTCGGTCAGCAATCTTCTCAGACACAGTCTGAGCAAGGGTATCCATATCAAGGGCATCAGTCATCTCCTCTTGGAGGGAGCTGTAGTCTATGTGCTCTGAAAAATCTTGATAGTCTATGCAACGGGCAAGGTCATCAGTATCTATGTTGGAAGCCACATCGCTATTGTCGATATAACCTACAAGGTCATACATATCAATAGAACTTGCTATCTCACTATAATCCATAGTGTCTTTAGCGATTTCTGTGAAATCTGTTTTGTCATAGACATCTAGTCTTTTTTGTAGTGTTACTACTTCCGCTTGGATTTTGTCAAGACCCAAAAACTTGATGATTGCATTTTTCATTTGATTGAAATTTGATTGATTAAAGTTGGTGGCTTTCTGCCTCCTGCGTATACAAGATAGCATCAGCAGATTGCCGTTGTCAAGTATTTTTTTTCTATTAATTTTTTACTCCGTAGGAGTAGTACCCCCAATAGATTTCTTTACCCACACATCATGCTCGTAGCACGAGTTAATGAGGTCGATAAGTTCACTAGGTGGTAGGTCGGATGTTAGCCTCGAGTTGTTGGTCATCGTTACTTTGCTACCCGTAGCCACGTAGTCTATGTTATTTGCATTGTCATAGATACTTGTCTTGGTAGGTACAATAGACACTATCTTTTCGGGGTTAATCCACGATTGAATTGAATACAATTCAGATGTGGGTTGGTCGTTCTTGAAGCGTTGCTTCTTTAAACTTGTTATTAGTATCATAGTTTTATTTCTAAAATTTTACAGATTTCTTCGAAATACTCTTGACCACTTTGGCTCATACGTTGGTGGTCAAAACTTAATCCGAACATTAAAGTTTTTACTCTTACTAATTTTTCTTGTGTTGTCATAGTCTTAGTATTTAAAATTTGCTTGGTATCTATGCAATACATCTCGTATTGCATCTTTAAAATACTGCTCAACATCTACGCTCTCTCTGATAAGACCTAGCTCAACGAACTCATCGACTATGTCGATATAGATGTCAGCGATTAGTGTTTCGAAGTTTGTATTGTCTTCCATAGTCTTGTTATTTATTAGAATTATTTCGTTGATTCATTAATTCATTCATTCCCTCGTCATAGTACTGAGCACATTCTTTAAATGCCTCATCTTTTAAGTTCATAACGAGCCACTCAATAGCATCATAAGAGTCAGTATACCGCTCTATTATCTGCTCAGCAGTCCATACTGCTACATCTATTTCTCTTTTAGTTGCACTCATACTAGAAAGGTTGTCGCTTAACTTGGTGATTTTAAAAAGTCCCATAATCTTGATTATTCTGATTCTACTAATTCTTTTATTTTGTCCTCAGCGATTATATCGCCATTCTCATCATACACATCTACATACTCCAATTCGTAGATTAACTCATCGGAGTCCATATATTCTCTGAGGTATTCGTGTATCATTCCGTCAAGATTATCTATCTTGAATAGTCTTGCATTAGTGTATCCACCACGAACATCACAGCCTCCGTGTATTTGAAGTATCAAATAAATTTCATCATCTATTTTTATCCAACTGCCTTGCAGTGTTTGAGATAGGTCGCTATCTCCGTTGTAGGTGTTGAAAGTACTCCAATCCTCTCCGTATATGTCATAGTATATCTCATGTCCATAGTCATGACATAGTGAGTCTAGATATTCTTGAGCCTCTTTGGAAACGCCATAGAAATTGCCTTCCCAATTGTCCGCATCTCTGTTGATGTCGTTGAACTTTTCGCATAGTTCATCTATGTCAAGCTCTGACAGATAGTGAAACACACTAACTATCCTCTCGAATTGTTTGTACCTACTATCGTAGGTAATTTTTTGTTCGGGTTCATTGTAAAAGTCCTCGATAGTCTTTGACTGATTGCGTTGCCAATGTCTGCCGTAGGCACTACCGCTGTCTAGCATATGCGTTCCAGTGTTCTCTGTGAGCATAGCATAGATTTCTCTTTGAGTTTTTGTAAAATTCATAGTTTTTGAAAATTTATTTGCAGTTATTACATTCATCTCTTTCTAATTCTTCATTCCAAGTTACACTTGGGGTGTGGTCTCCACAGCATCCGCAGATATAAAGATTTTCCATAGTCTTTGAAAATTTAGTTATTAAAAAAAAGAAAGAGATATACAAGCCCGTTCAATCTTCTCACTTAATGGGTACATTGAGCCGAACTTGATATCCCTTTCCGTAGGAATTACTTAGCCTTATTATTCTTTTTCTTGATACCCGAAGGTTTCAAGTAGTTTTCTTACTTGTTCTCTGTCAAGACTATCCGCCTCAAACTTGTTTGAGTGAATCATAACGATTTGACAGAACTCGATGATTACATCATCAGCGCAGTTGAACGGATAAAGTTGAGAATTTGAGTTGTAAAAACTAAGAACATACTTTGCGAATTCGTAGAATTCTACGCAGGTGTGCTTGTTTTCTTCTCTTTGAACTTTGCAGACTTTAGACAATAAGTCTAAGTCTAAATTGTTTTCTTGAATTAGATTTACAATTCCGTTATATTTCATAGTTAAATTGAAAATTTAAGGAGAGGGCTTTGAAACCCTCTCCGAGGGTTATTAATACTTTGTCTTGATTAAACCTTACTTTGTAAGGTCGATGATGGTTAAAGCCACATTCAGAGGCAGAGCCTCTAAGATGGATTGCTTTTCCTTATCACTTGCTAAAGCAAGGGATACAAGAGCCTCTCTAACAGCTACGCTGTTTGCCGAAGCTTTAGCGAAGCTAAAATTAGACTTTGTCTTTGTAGCCTTCGGGGTAGAAACAGCCTTCTCTACCTTCTTCGAAGGTTTCTTAGAAGTACTACGTACTTTTTCCGCTTTCTTGCCTTTGGCAACGGTAGTTGACTGAAGAATGGTAACCTTGTTACCATCGGCTTGGATTAGCATTTCACACTTATCTCCTTTGGAGATTGGTTGCCCTGAAAGGGCACAAGAGCCGTAGGCTTTCTTCGCTACAAAAGTGAAACTTTTTACCGCCTCGATAACTTCGTTATTGTAGACTCTGCTGATTGCACTAGCTTTGCTAGTAAGAACTTTTGAAGTTGACATAAATTGAAAATTTATTTGTTATGAGCTCAGCACTTTGCCGAGCCGACACCTATAGTATACTATGGTTGTCAAGTTTTTACCCCCTTTGGGGGTAGTTTTTTCTACCCTTTAGGGTAGGTTACAAATTTCAATTAGCCCCTATAATGTTTTTTTAACCCTTTAGGGTTATTACCCCTATTATATTTTTCAGTGTTAGCAAGGTTTGAGGCTCAGGGAAATGATGATTGTGAAAGGGTATTTAGATACCCTAGGTTGGTGGTTTGTGGTTATACCTTTTAGGTATGGGGGTTATTGACTCGTTTCGCTGTCGAGCTCCGCCGAAGCTCTCAGACGGCGCATGGTATTAAAATACTACGCATGGTCTTGGTAGTAGTATCTTTTTTTGCGGCTGCTAAGCATAAAAACCTAAAAATTTTATAGGTATTTATACCTAAGGCAAGGGGTTGGGTTGCAATATCCGTTTCGGTCTATGACCGACAACGTGTATAAACATATATAATCCCCAATTTCTGTATTTCTCAAAAAAATGCACAAATCTTCCAAGCATTACCCACTAGGTATTTTATACTAGTCTCTGTAAGGCGCACTATTATTGGATTCTGTATCTATAAATGCAGGAGACTAGGTATTTATACTCATTGATTTAATCAAAAAAAAGCCGTAACTTTGCTAAGTCATAAGGCGGTAGTCTTTAAGAGACACCGCCAGCATCAAAAAGACACAAAAACAAAGTAAGCCGAATGGCGGTGCGGTGTGTACATCCTAATCTGGAGATGATGCAAGCAATCCTTATTGTATTATTGGTTATCTTTGTTCCTATAACGGTCTTAAAACTAACTAGTTACAGATTTCGTGAAGGCAAAGAAGAGTAAAACGTCAAAATATTACGCTAAAAATCCAGAGGCTGCGGAGAAACGCAGAAAGTGGCAGCGTAAGGAGAACAAGAAGAAAAGCAAGAAGAGATATCGTGCTTTCTTGAACAAAATCAGACGTAAGGCTGGTCGTTATGGAAAACGTGACGGTATGGATTACGACCACGGTGAAGGAAGATTTATAACAGCAAAACGCAACAGAAGTAAAAAATGATGAAGGCTAAAAAGAAAAAGAAAGGAATGTACAGCTATGCAGCTGGAGGCATGATGGAAATGAAGGAGTACAAGATGGGCGGCAAAATCTATAAAGATGGAGGTCGTGCATTGTTTGAAGCCCTAAAAAAGAAGTTCGGTGAAGGCTAAGAAGAAAAAAATGAAAGTAAAAGCTCCCTCTGGATTTCACTGGATGTCCAAAGGGGGTCGCTACTCTCTCATGCCACACGAGGGAAAGTTCGTTCCTCATGAAGGAGCATCACTAGAGGCAGAGTTCAAGGTTATTACCAAGCATAGTTAAGCAGGTATATTAATCTGTTCTTCTCCCTCTATCTTACGGTAGTACTTCTGTACTAGCAGTCTGCCCTTTTGTGTAAGGGCATACCTAACACGATATTCAAACTTATTTTCTTTAAACATAGCCTCCTCGTAACTTGAGGGGGCTAATCTATTATAGTACTTATATAAGTATTCCTTTTGCTGTAAAGGATATATCAGTCGCTGTGCCAGTTTTAATTTATTGTAGAAGTAAGATTCTGAAATGTGGTCAATTGTAAAGAACTCATAGTCGTATATAAATATGAGAAAGTTGAGTTCGGATTCCTTTACATCGTAATTTCCAACGATATCTCTGGTTGCTAGTCTTAAATACTTAAGGTATCCCCTGCCTATCTTTTCTGAGTCTTTATACTTAAAGTCTCGAAACATACTCTTTCTTGAGCGCTTCGCCATTTTTATTAAATTTGCATTGTATACAAAGTTAAACAAATGGCAACTCTTTCTGGAAATAAGGTCAAGGACACCTATCAGTCCCTACTCAAATTAGAAACTAACGGATTATCTTCAACGCCTAAAATTGTTGAGGATGGTGCTGGCGTAGATTCTGCACTTAAATTATCAACCACTTTCGTAGAAGTAAACGGAACTCTTAAGTTTACCACTGCGCCAAGTACAGACTCCTCAGAGCTTACCGCTCTTCTATTAGATGGAAGCAACAATATCGTAAAGCGTGAATTAGATGCTACGGCATTTTCTTCTGGGGCTGTCAATACTTTTCAGACCATCGCGGTCTCTGGGCAAACAAGTGTTGTTGCGGATTCATCGACAGATACTCTAACTCTAGCTGAGGGCGCGGGTATAGACATTACTACAAATGCATCAACGGATACTGTTACTATTGCAAACAGCTCTAGCGCATTCAAAACTATCTCTGTTTCTGGTCAAACAGATGTAGTAGCAGACGCTGTAGAAGATACCCTTACATTGGCTGCTGGCACTGGTATTACCATTACTACAGCAGCATCAACTGATACCATCACGATTGCATCGTCTTCTGGTACTGGAACACCCATCATGGTTGTTAGACCTAGTGCAAACTATACACTAACTAGCTCTGCTGCAATTCCTAATACCGCTTCCGTAAGCAACACCAGCGATACAGGCACTTATTCTATCAACAACCCATCTAGTAGCGAACTAGAATTAATTGCCAACAAAGGCGTTAAAGTAGCTCAAGATGGTGTTATAAGGATTGATGTAGATTTTATCCTAGAGACAACAAGTGCAAATACAGATGTAGAAATAAGTATTATTAGAGAACGTCCAGAAGGTGCTTCAGAAACTGTCCTTCAGCAGGTTGAGCGTAGAATGGCTAACGCTGCGAATGTGGTTGTTGGATTTTCTTTGTACGCTGCCGCAATAGTAGACGATGTTTACCTTTATAAGATTCACCGTTCTGCTGGTGCAGGGAGTTTAAAAGCAGCAAGTTCTTTTACCGTTACAAAGCTTTCATAATGACTGAAAAGCAAAAAGACTGTATTATTGAAATCCAAGAATTAATGATTGCAATAAATACAATCGTAAAAAAACACGGGCTTGAAGATGAGTTCATCGCGTGTTTGGCTATAGGCTTTTTAGACTTGAGTTCTCAATATACTGACGAATACGGCGATGAACGAGCTAACATGAATTTGCTTTCTTCGTTTGCAGTTTCAGATGAAGAAGAATTAGACGACTTACTTTCTTATTGCGTTGAAGCATACAGAATGCAAGAGGAAGAAAAAGATGTAGATACATCTAGCATAGATTATTGGATAAACTTTGGAAGAAGAGACGGCGATATAAATTAGTCTCTTAATATAATTTAATTAAAATGATTAGAAAGATTGTTATCGGGCGAGACCCGAAAGACGCTATGGCATACTATGTGGGTATGCGCGCTGGTGCAGGAAAGGTAGTCGCAATCGTTGAAGACGATTCATACCTACATAAATTCTCTAAAAAAAGATATCTCATTTACATTGAAAACGAGGAAGGCACAATGGTCTGGAAGGCTATTGATGATATGCCTTGTATTCTAGAGTACGACCTTAAATTCGATTGATATGAAACCTGTTAGAGATTTTATCGTAAGGATACCCAAAAAGTTTAAAGACGAGGTTTCATTCAACGGAACGAAATTGAAACTTGTGAACAAGTTCAATGAATTTGAACATAGGGTAAACTATGCAGAAATTTTAGGCTGTCCTAAAAGTTGCCCAGTAGATAGCTGTGACGGGGCTGTTCTGTACTTTCACCACCACGTTGTAATGGAACAAAGATATGATATTGGTGAAGACTTGTATATGGTTACTTATGACCCAGACGCTGGATATGGAAACCACGCTATCGCAATCGAAGACGAAGCTGGTAATATTACTATGCTTGGGGATTGGTGTTTTGTTGCACCCCCACCTCCTGCGGAAGAAGAAACAACTGATTCTGGCATCGTTCTTAGCATCAAAGAAAAACCAGAACTGGAAGGAGAACTATTGCATATGCCCGAAGGCGCAGAGTGGATTGGAGCGAAGTCTGGTGATATGGTGGGCTACCGAAAAAATTCAGAATATGAAATGGAACTTCTGGACGGAAGCAAGGTATACAGAATGAGACTATCAGAAATAGTGTATGCCAAAGAAGCGTAAATTTACAACGATAGAAGCATCAACTAGATTGCTTTCTTCTATGGAAGTAGCAATCAACAATATGATTGATGAAATCAGAAAGCCTGTAGATGCAGAGCTTTCTGGCTCTCAGCGAAAAGCTGAACTACAGAGTATTAAGCAAACAGCAACGGATGCGAAAGAACTACTCATCGAGTACCAGCGACTCGAGCAAATGGTCAGAGAACTCAAAGAGACTGGCGGAATCGAAGAAGACAAAGACTACTCTGGGGGATTCGCAGAGCGATTCTCAAAGTAGTCAAGTCTTCATCTATTGGGATTATTAATCCCAGTAAGCATGGGAGTGTATAGCGGTGATTTCACAATTGTGTTTTGGGCAAGATGAATGAACTGCTACACTTTCGCTACTAGCGCAAGAGGCTAGTATAAGAAACCCAGCTAATAAGAAAATCTTTTTCATAAGCTGGAATGTTAATTTAATGTAAATATAGTAAAATATAATGAAATGGCGGGTCTTAAAAAGGTTGAAGGATACGATAACTACGTTGTCAATATATGTCCCAACGATTCAGACGGCGAGATTACCACAATTGGCGGGATTGATATTCAGCTTCCCAAAGCTCCGAAAGACAAAGAAATCCTCAACCATGGAAGGGAGTTGGATGTGCAAATGTGGAAACGACTTCCTGTGCCAGAAGAATTGCGTAGGATTCGCAGTATGGATGAGTGGTACGAAATGCCCGCGGAGTTCAAGAAGCGTTTTTCTCCGTACATCGAACAAGAGTTTAAGCGCAGGCGCGAAGGTGTTTGGTTTTTCAATAATGGTGAGCGTGTCTACATTACAGGGAGACACTATATGATGTTACAATGGAGCAAGATGGATATTGGCTATGCCGATTATCTTGAGTTCCAAAGAAGACTGTTTCTACATTTTGCCGCCTGTGAAGCCGACCCTCGCTCTATGGGTCAGATGTATACTAAGTGTAGACGTTCTGGATATACTAATATGTCTTCAGCTATTCTTGTTGATGAAGGCACACAAGTAAAAGACAAGCTACTAGGTATACAGTCTAAAACTGGTAAAGACGCACAGGAGAATATATTTATGAAAAAAGTAGTTCCTATGTTTAAGAGCTATCCTTTTTTCTTTAAGCCCATTCAAGACGGTACGACTAACCCTCGTATGGAATTAGCTTTTCGTGAGCCGTCTAAACGTATCACGAAAAACAATAAAACATCAACTAAAGGTGAAGCACTTAACACAATTATTAACTGGAAGAACACTACCAATAATGCCTATGATGGAGAAAAGCTCCACATCATGTATTTGGATGAGGCGGGCAAATGGGAAAAACCTACTGATATACGAGAAGCGTGGCGCATTGAGCGAACCTGTCTTATTGTTGGTAGAAGGATTATAGGAAAAGCTCTGGTGGGTTCTACCGTAAACCCAATGGATAAAGGTGGAAAACAATACAAAGAAATATGGAGGGACTCCGACCCAGATGACCGAAACGCAAACGGAAGAACAAAGACTGGACTTTATAGATTTTTTGTACCAGCCTATGAAGCCCTCGAGGGATTCTTTGATGAATATGGGAATCCTATTATCGAAGACCCAGACCAGCCAGTTAAAACTATTGATGGAGACTTTGTGGATATCGGCGCAAAGACTTATCTCAAGAACGAAAGGGAAGCACTAAAGCATGATGCAAGAGAACTGAATGAATACATACGTCAGTTTCCTTTTACAGTTGAAGAAGCAATGCGCGATAGCATTGAAGGGTCTACATTTAATATTGGAAAAATATACGAACAGGTAGAACATAATCAAGAGCTGTTTCCTAATCCTATAGTGCAAGGAAATTTTAGTTGGAAAGACGGTGTTAATGATAGCGAGGTTGTTTTTAGTCCAAACAAAACTGGTCGATGGCGTATAGGATGGATGCCGAAGCCAGAAAATAGAAATAAGTACATAACCAAGTACAATAAAAAACATCCAGCAAACGACCACATTGGTGTTGGAGGAGTCGATAGCTATGACTTAGATTCTACAACAGACAACAGGGGTTCTAAGGGAGCTTGTCATATGTACAATAAATTTAGCATGGCTGCTCCAGCCAATATGTTTGTAGCTGAATACGCCTCCAGACCGCCACTAGCCCGCATATTTTATGAAGATGTTCTTATGGCGGCAGTGTTTTACGGATACCCACTTTTAATAGAAAACAACAAATACGGAATCGTTAGATACTTCGAGTCTAGAGGATACGAAGAATATGTAATGAAGCGTCCCGAACATTTGAGGTCTCCGAATGCATCTGGAAATGTAAAAACTAGGGGCATTCCATCTAACTCACAGGATGTAATCCAAGCCCATGCTCATGCTATTGAAGCATACATAGAAGAACACGTTGGAATCAACAATGAAACTGGTGAAATGGGCAAGATGTATTTTGACAGAACACTTGAAGATTGGATAGGATATAAAATCGATAATCGTACTAAGTTTGACCTTACTATTAGTTCTGGTTTAGCTCTACTTGCAGCACAAAAAGTAAAGGTTGAAAAGAAGGAAAGTTCATTTACTGAAAAGCAGTTTTTTAGAAGATACAACAAGGAGATAAGACGCTGATTGGCAGTCCTTTAATTTCGTATATTTGCAAGGAAGTATTTTGCGAAAGGCTATATGTACGATAACAACACCAATAAGGGGAAGTATGGAAACTTCCCAGACCCATTTGCCGATTATGGAAAAAAGAGTTCCAATGCCTATGGGATAAAATTCGCTAAAGCGATTGAAAAGCAATGGGGTAATTCAGACGATGAACGAAGTTTGTTCAGAAGACGTATGAAGGACTTCGAGACAAACCGTGACTATGCTAACGGTACGCAAGATACTTCTATATACAAACAGATTTTAAATTCACTCGACCCTAATAACGGGGACGGAACTCTTTTAAACTTGGACTGGACTCCAGTTCCTATCGTCCCTAAATTCGTTAAGATTGTTGTAAATAACATTCTTTCTAGAAAACCTTATCCAAACCTAAGGGCAATCGACCCGCTATCTCAGTCTGAAAAAGACAAGAAAAGAGCGGAGGTAATGTTTGAGGTAAAAAACAGAGAAGCCTTAGCCGAGCTTGAAAAGCAAGGTGTAAGCACAAATGTTGATTTATCTCAAGTTCCCGAAACCCCAGAAGAAGCTGAAATCTTAATGGATGTAAATGTGAAGACCGCAGCAGAGATTGCTGCTCAAGTCGGAACAAACATCACACTTGAATGGAACGACTTTGACCAACGCGTCTACCGTAGGGCAGTTACAGATTTAGTAACCTGTGGTATGGGAGTAATAAAAAGAAGAAATGACCCAAACTACGGAATACAAGAAGAATATATTGACCCAGCCCATTTCTTTCATAGCTACACCGAAGACCCTACATTTAGTGACCTCATTTATGCAGGACACATCAAAAAAATTAGCATCTCGGAACTCAAGCGTATCGCTCGTGATGAGCTTACTGAAGAACAATATGAAAAGATAGCTCAATCGGTAAAAAACAAATACCAAAATAGAGCAGACAAACTTAGCTACAAATACTATGATGAAACTCTTGACCGTACTACATATGGATACGATGAGTTTATTGTAGAGATTATGGACTTTGAATTCCTCTCAACAGATTCTATGATGTTTGAAGAGAAGGCTTCAAGATTCGGAAACACTAGCTTTTATTATAAAGGATTTGAATACACTCCTCCGAAAGAGTCTGTTTATGAAAGAACTCCTCATTCGATGAATGTTCAAACCGTATTCGGAGGTAGTTATGTTGTAGGGTGTGGATATATTTATGATTATGGTCAGAAAAGAAATGTTCCTAAAAATGCTCATGACCTAACTAGAGCCAGACTTTCTTACTCTGTTGTATCCACAAACCTACGCAGAATGATGCCTAAATCATTGGTAGGTTCTGTAATTGGTTTTGCAGACCAATTACAACTTTCACATTTAAAGTTACAGCAAGCAATAGCCAAAGCTAAACCAGATGGTCTTATCGTAGACATCGAAGGGCTGGAAAATGTCCAGCTAGGTAAAGGTGGCGAGTTGCAACCACTAGATATTCAAGACATCTATGAACAGACAGGTGTATTCTACTACAGGAGCAAGAACCCAGAAGGAGGTTTCCAAAACCCTCCAGTGCGTTCTTTGGACAATAGCATTCGTAATATCAATGAGCTTATCGCTATTTATAACCATAACCTTCGCCTCATTCGTGATACCACAGGTATAAACGAGGTGATGGACGGTACATCTCCAAAGGGAGAACAGTTAGTAGGTGTCCGTCAGCAGGCTATGGCAGCAGGAAACAATGCTATTTACGATATCACAAACGCATCTATTTACTTGTATACTAGAGTTTGTGAGGACATCGTAAAGTGTCTTCAGATTCTACCGACAGACTCTGTTTTGTTTATGGCATATGAAAGAGCCATAGGTGAATCAAACATGAAAGTTTTATCATCATTTGGAGACCTCCCGATGTACAATTTTGGTGTTAAGGTTCAAATGGAAATGGACACTACCGAAAAAGCATACTTAGAACAAAACATACAAATAGCATTATCTCAAAAAGAGATTGACCTAGAAGATGCTATAGCTGTAAGACAACTTAAAGATGTTGACCAAGCAGAAAGATTGTTGATTATTAGACGCAAGAAGAGAATGGCTATGCAACAACAAATCGCACAGCAAAACTCTCAAATGCAGTCTCAAATGAATCAGCAAGCTTCTGCTGCTGCCTCTCAAGGAAAAATGGCTGAAATTCAAGCACAGGCACAAGCTAACATTGCAGAAATTCAAGCCAAAGCACAAGCAGATGCCGAGCTACTTCAAATAGAGTACCAGCTTAAAGGTCAAGTTGAGGGAGCTAAGGCTCAAACCTTAGCGATGTCAAAAGAAAAAGACATGGCTTTTAGAAGTGAGCTTGAAGACAAAAAAGAAAAAGCAAAAGACGATAGAGTTAAAAAACAAGCTGTTGAGCAATCTAAAATGATTTCTCAAAGACAGGGCAAACGAGGTGAATTATCAGATGAATCCGATGACGTCTTGGACGCGCTAACTGACTCATAATCAGTAAATTAGTACCTTTGTAAAAAATAAAAAAAAATGTCAGCAAACAAATTAGTTCACGATTATAATTACAACCTAATGTCCTTTGGGCAGTCTGGTTTTGATTACATTACGAGTGGCACTGTTAGTGACCAAACTTTTATTGCCATCACAGCTCTAGAAGACGCCAGTATCAGTGCTACTGCATCCAAAGGAGACAGCCTTAGCTCAGTCACCATTCCTAAAGGTCTTACGATTTATGGAAGGTTCACTAGTGTCACTGTATCTTCTGGTAAAATTTTAGCATATAGAGAAGCTACAGACTTATAATGATAGGATTAGGATTAGCATTAGCAAAACAAGATTTCCTTAGTGGGGTATCTTTTGACTTCGCTACCTTCAATGGTATTGAACAAGAGATAGTTGGCACTGGGTCATCCCCTTATATATGGACTGATGCTGTCACTCAAGATTTATCTTTTTCGTTTTGGATTAGAATTGATTCTACCGCAAAAGAAAACCAAGAAATTATTTTTTTGGGAGATACCAACCTTGATAATCAAATCAAAATAAACTATAATGCAGCCAACAACACCTTAGATTACATTATGGAGTGGGGTGGTGTGGCTACTCATTCAGCAAAGATTCAGCTTCACGATGCTGCTAACCAGTCCACAACTGGGATTACTAGTTCCGCTACGGGCTGGACGAATTCTCAAGGAAGTCGTAATAGTGATGGATTTATAAATGTGACCATTACGTTTGACGCTTCTTCAGATATGTCTGGTGTTAAGTTCTACTGGAACGGAACTGAAATATCTGGAGGTATTCTAACGGCAACTACTGGTGTTACTAAAGCTGACTGGGATGCCTCTATTTTAGGCTTGGCAAATGATGGTTCTGCCTCTAATCAAGCAGATATATTAAAGGGGGCTTTAGATGAGGTTAAGTTTTATAGTTCTGTGTTAAGCTCTACAGATGTTCATTCTATATATAATAGCGGAACACCTATAAATGCATCAACCGCTGGTGTAACATCAAGCTTAATAACAGAATGGACACTAAACGGAACTGTTAATGACTCTGCTGGCAAATACGACACTTCGGGTTCTGCTAACAATGTAACATTTGATTCATACTAATGGCAACACAAGTAAACTTAGACAACGCAACAAGAGTAGATATCACCTGTAGAAAGGGCGATACATTTACTCTTGAATTTACATTTACAGATAGTGCAGGTGCTGCTATAGATTTAACTGGCTATGTGTGGAAAATGGATGTGAAAGAAACAGACACTTCTTCTGGAGATATTATTGCTGACAATTCTTTTGACTATACAGGAGCAGACCCTGCGGTTGGAAAACTAAAAATAACAGCAACAGCCGCTACAATGGCTGGAGTTTCTGGGGGGTTATATGTTTATGATTTGCAGTCTACCGCCAGTAGTGTAGTAAAAACATGGGTATATGGTTTGTTTAAAGTAAATGAGGACGTAAGTGAGTAATATTATTGAAATATCATCTGGAGATTCTGTTTCTATTAAGAGTGTATCTACAACGACAAGCTCTATTAAAGTAAAAGAGCCATCAACCACTGTGTCTATTACTGGCGTTATTGCCTCCGCCTCAGCAACAGGAGACAAGGATTTTACTTTTACTCAAAGCTCTGCTAGTACTACTTGGAATATTACTCACAATTTAGGTAAAAAACCTAGTGTTTCTATAGCAGATAGTGCAGACACCCTAATACATGGAGCTGTTTCTTACACAGATTTAAACAACCTAACAATAAGCCTGTCTGCCCCCACGAGCGGCACGGCATACTTAAACTAATATAAAATGGCTGACGTAAAATTTTTAAGCAATCTGGTAGTTGATGGGAACATTACCCTTACCGCAGGCGGCGGCTATCAAATTAAAAATGCAACATTTGAATCATTAACGGCAGACCCTTCTTCTAATAACTTTGAAGGTAGAATGATTTACCGTTCAGATACGAATCAAGTTCGTTTCTATGATGGTTCATCATGGACTTCTATTGCAGGAGATATTACAGGGGTTACCGCAGGTAATGGTTTAAGTGGTGGTGGAACAACTGGTACTGTAACTCTTGACTTAGACCTTAGTGAACTTACTGCTATTTCAGCAGTAGCACAGGGCGACCACATTCCTCTTGTAGATGCAAGTGATTCTTCTGCTACAAAAAAAGTAACATTCTCTGATTTAGAGGATGCGGTATTTGGAAATGTAAGCGGTGATATTACTATCGCGGCAGGTGGTGCAGCAACTATTTCTGCTAATTCTGTTGCACTAGGTACAGACACTACGGGGAACTACGTAGCAACGTTGGGCACTCTGACGGGTCTTACAACTTCTGGAAACACTGGAGAGGGGTCAACACCTACTCTTGCCGTTACTTATGGAACTACAGCTACCACGGCATTAGAGGGTAACACTGTAGTTGACGATGTAAGCGTGTCAAATCTAGAGACACGTTTAGGACAGATTGATAGTAGTATTACTATTGGTAACGGTTCTTCGGTAGCGCTTACCACAAGCGGTAATCTTACTGTTTCTGGCAACTTAGTTGTGAACGGCACAACAACCACTGTTAATTCAACTACATTAACAATTGACGACCATCATATTAAGGTGGCGACAGACAATGCAGGTTCTAATGATTTTGGTTACTATGGACGCTATGATACTAGCGGAACAGCCAAGTATGCTGGTTTATTCTATGATGTATCGGCAGAATCTTGGAAGGTTTATAGAAATAATGCCACAGAGCCAAACAACACAACTTTTAGTGAAGACGAGCTAAGTGACCTTACCGCTGGTAATTTTATTGGTTCATTAACAGGTAACGCTTCTACGGCAAGCAAGTGGACGACCGCACGCACAATTACTCTTGGCGGTGATTTATCTGGAAGCGTATCTATTGATGGTTCGGCAAACGTAACTCTTAGCGCTACTGTTGTTGCAAACGCTGTAGCCCTCGGCACAGATACTACTGGGAATTATGTAGCCACAATCGCTGCAACTTCTGGAACGGGTATTTCTGTATCGGGCTCTGGCTCTGAAACTGCTGCTGTAACAATCGCTGGTATTGATGCGTCAACAACTGTTAAAGGGGTTGTTGAACTCGCCACAACTGCTGAGGCGCTTGCAGGCACTTCTACTACGCTTGCAGTTACCCCTGCTGGTCTTGCTGCTCGTTCTTACCGTGCAGCTATCGGTGATGGAAGCGCTACAAGTATTGCAGTCACACACAGCCTTGGAACTCGCGATGTAATTGTTCAGTTATATGACGCATCAAGTTATGAAACTGTATATGCTCAAGTTGTTAGAACAAGCACAAGTGTAGTAACTGTAGATTTTAATACCGCTCCATCTACTGGAGATGTAATTATTTTGGTTACTAAAATAGATTAATATATATTGATATTAATATGGGGAGGGGTGTGGCTTATACTGCACCCCTCTTTTTTTTATCTTTGCACTATACAATTCTAATATGGCATCAAATAGATTTTTAACAGATATAACCGTTGACGGTAAAGCTGGGATTGGAACATCAAGTCTTCATGCGGAACTTGTTGTTGCAGGTAAAATAGACACTTCTGACACAACTAACGGCGCGTTTAGAGTATACAATGGCTCTACCTTTAGAGGCGGCTGGGGTACTGGCGACTGGGCGGGTGTAAACTTTGGTGACAGCAGTTCAGACCTTGTTGCTTTTGTAGCTGGCAGTAACAAGTATTTTATTGGGACTAATAGTCAACCAAGACTTGCTGTAGATGGAAGCGGTAACGTTGGTATCGGGACTACTGGCCCATCGGAAAAATTTCATATATATCACCCCACTACAAATACATTAGCATATTTACAAAGCGGTGATGCCACTACGA